ATAAAGGGGATCCTGGACCGCGAGGTGAAAGAGGACAAAAGGGAGAACCAGGAGAATCATCAATTGTTGCAAGCAACGGAATAGTTTCTCAAAATAGAAAGTCTGGTTGGGCATATTATGAAAATTTAGATCAGTCACAAATTCGTGTAGGACTATCTAGCGGAGATGAAGGATGGGTAAATTTATTAAATGATGCAAAATCTGAGGGGACAAACGAAGAATATTTGCCAAAAGGAAATGTAAGTCTATGGAGTGCAGCAAATCAACAATTAAACTTTAAAGGATTAGATATAGGCACTAGAGTTGAAATAACTTATTGTTTTGAACTAGAAACATATGGAAATAATACTGAAGTTTGGATAAGAGCCTTTTCTGAAAAAGCAACTTTAAATTCAACACAGTTTGTAGCAAACCTAAAATATAAATATCTTTATGATTTTTCAGTTACCCAAACCCTGTACATAGTAAATGACAGAATTAGAAAATATGGAATTAACCCACAAATTAGAGCAGATTTTGACGGGGATGTAAAAGTCAAATCTATCTTAGTCCACATTTCTTAGTGGTATAATAAGATCATGGCATTTCCTGGAACATATGACTTTGACTATTATCGTGGAGACACATTTGTTTTTAAAATTACCCCGAAAACTTCTACTGGAGCAACATTTGACTTAGCCGCTTATGCCTCAGCGCCTGCAACAACAGTTTTTACAATTTCTACAAGCAGAGGAGATAATCCAACAACTAAAATTAGTAACACTGCAAATGACAGTATGCTTTCTGCAACAACAGATGGAGGAACAGACATTATTACCTGCACAATTAAACCAGGTGCTAGAACTGTTTTAGTAGGAGGATCAACGTATTATTATGATGTTGAGATTTATAATGGTGCTTCCTTAAGATATACGCTTTTAACTGGAGCGATTACAGTAACTGATGACGTAACTGGCACATTGGGCAATCATCTTGCCTGAAGTTTTTATCTATGAAGAAGATTATATAACTGTTTATCAATCAGATCTAAATCTTGTTCTCAATACCGCTCCAAATTTAACGGGAATTGATCAAGAAATAGAAGTAATTGAAGTAAATAGCGCCATTACAATAACTCAATAGTTTTTATTAATATGTTATAATGTTTGTATGGCTGCTACCTCTATTGGATCAACTGGAAATCATCCTTATCCCCTTGCAAAAATGCCGGAATTAACTGATCCTGCAGATATTCAAGTTGCATTAAGAAATTATCATTATGGACAAAGTGGAGTCCTTGCTCCTGGCGCAGATGCAACTGCAGGTATTGCATATTATTTAAAAGAAATTCAATCAGATATTGCCGATCTAGTAACTGCAGATGGAACTGTTGTATCAAAAACAATTATAGACGATAAAGGTGATTTAATTGTAGGAAGTGCTGCTGATACAGTAGTTAAACTTACTGCCGGATCTGCTGGATATATTCTTTCAACAGACACAGCCGAAACAAGTGGACTTAAATGGATTGCACCACCACAAGCAGCAACAACATCTGTTGTGGGAATTGTTCAATTATCAGACTCTACATCAGAAACCTCTTCAATTAAAGCAGCAACACCAACTGCAGTAAAAGCAGCGTATGACAAAGCATCAACTGCAGCAACAACATCTGTTGTAGGAGTTGTTCAGTTAAGTGATTCTACATCAGAAACTTCGTCAGTTAAAGCAGCAACTCCAACTGCTGTAAAAACAACATACGATGCAGTCTCAACATTAAAACAAACAGTTGATTCATCAACTAAGACAGCAAACTATACATTAGATCCAGCAGATGCTGGCAAAATTATTATTATGAACGTATCATCATCAACTTCAATTATTACAATTCCACTAGAAACCACATTTCCAGCGGGAGCAAGGGTTGACATTCTACAAATAGGTTCTGTTCAAACATCAATTGCACCAGTAAGTGGAAGCGTTACATTAAATAGCAAGAATAACAATAGAAAACTTTCTGGCCAATACTCAGCAGCAACACTTATTAAAACAGGTACAAATAGTTGGGTTCTTCTAGGCGATCTGACGGCTTAAGGATATTCCATGCTAAATATACTTGGAATTATCACATCAATATTAAGTAAAATAACTGATTCTTTTAATAGATCAGATGGATCTATAGGATCAACAGACACAGGACAGACATGGTCAGCAACAAGAGGCACATGGACAATATCTACAAATAAAGCAACATCTTCAGATGCAGGAAGTGCTTATCCATTAGCATCAATAAACTTAGGACTTCAAGATGTAACAGTTTCTGCTGATATTACAAATGGTGGCCCAGGAGTTGCTTTTTGGGTAACTGATAATAATAATTGGTGGGCAAGTTCTGTTGGCTATTCAACATCAAGTTGTAATTGTCAAACATGTGGTGGTGAGTGTAATTCAACATACTGTTCTCAATATAATACATGTTCAATTGGAACCTATAATGGTAGTTGCACTTCATATTCAGCAGGTTCTTGTAGTTGCCCTGCAGGATCATCAAGTGGCACAACAGCCCCTTGTCCTTGTTATGATAACTATACAGAAGGTTTTGTAGGAAATGGTACATACACGCCAGGATCTTGTTTAACTTACGAACAATTGCCAAATCCAGCAGCAGCACAAGAAGGATGTGGGTGTGCTGTAACCACTTGTGCATCTTATGCAGGCACATATAGTTGTAATTGTCAAACCTGTACAGCAACAACTCTTTCAATTTATTCAGATGTTTCTGGAACAATTACTACTCCAACATCATCAACAATAGCAACTCAAAGTAACTCTTCTAGTTATACAACCGCTTCATCTATTCTTGTTTCAACATCTGGAGATGTAATAACAGCAAAGGCGTACTCAAGTGCTGGACTATCTTCACAGTTAGGATCAGACCTTGTTTATACTGCTACATCACCAACTAAAGGAACAAGTGTTGGAATAGTAAAAACTCCATCAACTACAAATGCCGGATCTTTATTGGATAATTTTGCTGCACAATAAAAATTAATACTGTATACTATACTAAAAGGAGATAAATATGTCAGAAACATCAATTGATACTATTGCACCAACATTAATAGCATTTATTATAGATAATGAAGTTGTAGAAATAATTGCAGCAGTAGATAAGTTTGCTGCGATAGTTTTAAGTGATCCAATTATTGTAGACATTACAGATAAAAAAAATACAGTTAATGCACCACGTATTGGTTCAATCTATAATCCATTAACCTCTGAATTTACAAATCCAGAATAATTCTAATGTCAGAAAAAAAAGCAAGACCTTGGGATTTATTTAATAAAAATATTGGCAGGGTAGAAGCAGAAATTGCTACAGAGCGTTTTAACATATGTAAAACATGTCCAGAACTAATACACCTAACAAGCCAATGTAAAAAATGTGGTTGTTTAATGAATCAAAAAACTAAACTGCCAAATGCAGAATGTCCTTTAGGAAAATGGGGACAGGTTAGAGTTTCTTTTAAAGAAGATTAATCAGGATATCTTGCTAACCACTCTTTAGTCTTCCAAGTAATACCCTTCCAAGCAGACCAGTCTTTACCACCATCACTCATATGGTAAGCGATTTCTGCATTTCTAACTGGATCAAATAAGTCTTCGTTAGACTTTAGGTTAAACTTATCCCGTCGATCTTGACCCATTGATCCTAGCATATTGATTTGAAATAGGCCATAAGAATTATCTCCAGTGTTTCTATTTGGATTCCAAGAGTTAGGAGTACCCATAGATTCTTTCATTACTGTTGCCCAAGCAACTTTTAGTGCATAGCCTTCAAACCCTACAGACTTTAATATTTTAATTAGTTCATCTTTTTCAAGAGGGGTTCCATATTTGTACTTTTTCTTAGTTTTATTATTTTCTTCCTTAGAAACTGAAAAAACCGCCTCAGCGGTTTGGGTTTCACTTTTTGACACGGTACTACTCAAGTTATTTTCAGCATTAGCACTAGAATTAGAGAACAAAGCAATTCCAGTTACTGCTGCGAGTATTCCAATCACTATCTTATTAGTTGTCATGACTGTTCCTCCTTAGAAACAAAAACACCATAAAGTTATGGTGTTACTCACTAGTATATCATGGATTTGGATATTGAGTCAACTTAAAGACTTAATGTGATATAATTTCTTTATGGCTAAATACCGCAATCCAGACGAATCAGAGATGGATGTAAAGGCTCCTTCTACCTACAATATTGGAAATAAGCCACCATTGGTTAACTGGACGGTTGTAATTGGCGATAGCGCCTCTTTTAGAATATATGTACAAGATGATGCAGGAGATCCAATTGTAGTCGATGATTGGGATATTGAGGTCGATTTTAGACGGTACTCTGATAACGTTGGAGATGACTTAATATTTGAGTTAGTACCAGTACAATCAGTAACTGATGGCGATGGAGAGTTTTTAGTTTCTTTGACCCCTGCTCAATCTAAACAACTAAGAACTGGTGATGTTTTTGATGTTCAACTTACAGATGCTACAAGGGTTTGGACTGTATGTCAAGGAGAAATGATCATGCTTGGCGAAGTTACAGATCAGTCATAAGAAATGGCTAAAGCAACACTAACTGACGTTAAGGCAAAAACAAAAGTAACTGCAGTAAAAGACTTTAAGTCTTCTAAAATTAAAACTGTTAATTATTCAAAAACAACTTTAACTGATGTTAAAACAAAAACCAAAATAACTCCAATAAAAGGTTTTAAATCTTCGGGTATAAAAACAGTTGACTATTCTAAAAAGGTATCAATAAATGCAATACTTCCATTTAGATTAAAGATAACTAATGTAGGTATTGAAGGTATAAATCCTTTAAATCCCCCAGGAATTGGTATGCAGATTATTGGTTTTTCTAACTATATCTTGTAATAAAATTATGTTATAATATAAACATGGCCCGTCTATCGCTAGCAAACTTAAAGTTAAGATTTCAAACAGGAGATCGTCCTTCACAGACGGACTTTGAAGATTTTATTGACACAGCAAGCGCTCAAGCAACAGATTTGGGTAGTGCAGGAAACAATGAGTCAACAATCAACGGCATTGAAAGTGCTACAGTAATTGATAATTTTGATGCAACAGAATGGAGATCTGTTAAGTATTCGGTCTCTATTAAAAAAACTTCTGGTGGCGAAAATAAATACTACGCAACAGAACTGGTTGTTCTTGCTGACAGTGCAGATGTATCTGTCACTGAGTATGGCCTTATTGACAATGATGGGAATATTGGCACCATTAGCGTCTCCCGTGCTGGAAATACAGTATCCTTAACGGTTACTCCAGTAATCGGTATAACCCCAATCACTGTACGTTATTCACGTACGGGATTAAAGGCATAAAAAAGGAGATAAAAAATGGCAACAGTAGACAAAGATTTTAAAGTAAAAAATGGTTTAATTGTTCAAGGAGAAACAGCAACTGTTAATGGTAAAAATGTTATTACCGCAGGAACTGTAGATGCTAAAGGTGATTTAATTGTTGGTAGTGCAAATGATGCAATAGCACGTCTTGGCGTTGGAACCAACGGACAGGTCCTCACAGCAGCGTCAGGTGCAACATATGGCGTTCAATGGTCAGATCCAGCAGCAGTTGGTGTATTTACAGAAAGTATTATTTTCGAAGGTGCAACAGCAGATGCCTATGAGACTACACTTGCAGTTACAGATCCAACCGCAGATCGTACAATTACACTTCCAAACGCAACTGGTACAGTAGCACTTACTTCAGATGTTACAACTCACGCAGACCTAACAGCAGCACACGGCGCATCTGGTGCGGTAGTTGGAACAACAAACACACAAACTCTTACAAACAAAACATTAACATCACCAAAAATTAACGAAGATGTTGTTATGTCAGCAAGTTCTACAGAACTTAACATTCTTGATGGAGCAACTCTTTCTACAACAGAACTTAACTATGTAGATGGTGTGACATCAGCAATTCAGACTCAATTAAATGCAAAGGCTGCTGATGCAGATCTTACAACACATACAGGATCAACAACAGCACACGGTGCAACTGGTGCAGTAGTTGGTACTACAAACACACAGACTCTTACAAACAAGACTCTTACAAGCCCAACTCTTACAACTCCAGATCTTGGTGTGGCTTCTGCTACATCTGTTAACGGTACAACTATCCCGTCATCAAAGACTCTTGTTGTAACAACAGATAAGTTAAACGTACTTGCAGCAACATCTTCTTCAGAACTTGCTGGAATCATCTCTGATGAAACTGGTACTGGAGCACTTGTTTTTGCTAATACCCCAACACTTGTAACACCAAACATTGGTGCTGCAACTGGTACATCTCTTGTTTTGTCAGGGGATTTAACAGTAAACGGTACAACAACCACAATTAACTCAACAGAAATCACAGTTGATGACAAGAACCTTACACTTGGTTCAGTAGCAACTCCAACAGATGCAGGCGCTGACGGTGGTGGTCTTACACTTAAGGGTACAACAGACAAAACCTTCTCATGGATTGATGCAACTGATGCATGGACATCTTCTGAGCACATGGATCTTGCTTCTGGCAAGGTATTAAAGATTAATGGAACTGAAGTTCTGTCAGCAACACAGTACACTGGAAATGCTGCAACAGTTACAAATGGTATTACTACAGCAAGCAAGATCTCAGCACTTGCTGCAACATCATCTTCAGAACTTGCAGGAGTTATTTCAGACGAGACAGGAACAGGCGCATTAGTATTTGCTAATACACCAACTCTTGTTACTCCAGAAATTGGAGCAGCAACAGGTACAAGCCTTGCTCTTCCAGATGCTCTTATTGGATCTGCAACAGGAACTGCTGCTGCAACTGCAACAACTATTGATACATGGTCAGCAACAACATACTCAAGCGCTAAATATATCGTACAAATGAAAAAGGGTACTGATATTGAAGTAATTGAATTACTTGTTACCATTGATGGATCAAATAACGTTTACTTAACAGAGTATGCTGATGTAGTTAGCAATGCTGAACTAGGAACAACAAACGCTGTTTACAGTGCTGGAAACGTTCTTCTTCAAGTAACTGGCGCAGCAGCAGATACAGTTGTTAAAGTTAGCAAAACATACATCGAGGCTTAACAAAAAAAGTAGGGGGTAGTAAATGCCAACAACAGATAAAGACTTCAAGGTCAAGAATGGCTTAAATGTAGCCACAACTGGTACTTTTGGAGGAACTGTTACAGTTGCTACCCCAACTCAAAATACTCACGCAGCAACTAAGTTGTATGTTGATACGGTTGCTGGAAATGCAAACGTTGTTCCAACCGAATCAACTGCTCCAGTTTCACCAGTAGATGGGCAAATATATTTTGATACAGTTACGCAACATCTTTCAATATATTCAACAGATGCTGCTGAATGGATCATGATTGCTACTTTTGATGATACGGCAAACTTGAGACAACATATTCACGATACTGCAATTGATGGAACGGGACTTATTACTACCATTTTTCAAGATGCAGGAGCATATGATGATGTATTTTCTTCAGCACAAATTGCAGGGTTTTACGATACAGTAGAGTGGTTAACTAGTTATGATGGCGGAAGTCCGTTAGATAACTTTAATTAATCATATGTTATAATAAAGAAAGAATAAAATCTAGGGGGATTAAATTATGGCAACAAGAATGCAACAGAGACGAGGCACTGCAGCCCAATGGATATCAACCAATAGTGGCAATGGCCCAATTCTTGCAGCCGGAGAAATCGGTTACGAGTCAGATACTAATAAATTTAAAATTGGTGATGGCACCAACCACTGGCTAAGCCTTGATTACTTCATGGACGCAGACAGCACAACAAACCCCCAATTTGGCTCAAACATTAAATTTGAAGGTGCTACAGCAAATGCTTTTGAAACTACCCTAGCAGTAGTAGACCCTACAGCAGATCGGACAATCACTCTTCCAGACGCAACAGGTACAGTCGTTTTGGCCGACGGTAGTGGAAATGTTACAGTATCAGGAGATTTAACAGTAAGTGGTACAACTACTACTATTAACAGCACAACAATTAATGCTACAACAGGACTTGTTTTTGAAGGTGCTACAGCAGACGCTTTTGAAACTACCTTAACAGTAACAGACCCCACAGCAGATCGTACAATTACTTTCCCTGACACAACTGGTACAGTTGCAATGCAGTCAGACGTACTGCTTCGTTTAGCAAAAGCAGGCGGTCAAATGACTGGAAATATTGATTTAGATAATACTTATAAAATTGTTAACGCAGCAGCACCAACATTAAGTGGAGATCTAGCAAATAAAGGATATGTTGATAATGCAGTAGCATCAGGACAAACTTTTACCACTTCACTTCTTTTTGAAGGCGCTACAGCAGATGCTTTTGAAACCACCTTAGCAATAACAGATCCTACCGCAGACCGGACTATTACCCTTCCAGATGCAACAGGAACAGTTATTACAACAGGAAACTTATCAGACATAACTAATACCGGAGTTTTCTCTCAAGCAATAGTTTTTGAAGGTACTACAGCAGATGGTTTTGAAACCACTATAGCAGCAACAGATCCTACAGCAGATCGTACAATAATGATTCCAGATGCAACAGGAACATTTGCACTAGTAGCAGATGTTACCTCTCATGAACAAGACACAACAAATGTTCATGGTATTTCAGATACATCAGACATCGTGCTTAAATCAGGTACACAAACACTTGGAGGAGCAAAGACATTTACTGGAGATGTTGTTCTTCCTACAAATACTTCAATTGGAACCGTAACTTCAACTGAAATTGGATATGTTGATGGAGTTACCTCTGCTATTCAAACACAGTTAGATGCTAAAGCACCACTAGCCTCTCCTACATTCACAGGAACAGTAACTCTTCCTTCAGGAACTGTTACATCTGCAATGATTCTTGATGGAACAATTCTTGTTGGAGATTTAGCAGATGGTGCAGTTACTTCTGCAAAAATTCTTGATGGAACAATTGTTGATGCTGATATTAACGCATCTGCAGCAATTGATTGGACAAAACTTGGTATCTCTTCAACCGTATCTTCAACAGAAATTGGATATGTTGATGGAGTAACTTCAGCGATTCAAACACAAATTGATGCAAAGGCTGCTCTTTCAGGAGCAACATTTACAGGCGCAATATCTGGAACAAGCCTTACACTTTCAGGGGATCTAACAGTAAATGGAACAACCACAACTATCAACTCAACAGAACTTTCTGTTGATGATAAGAATATTGTTCTTGGTGATGTTGCAATTCCTACCGATACTACTGCTGATGGCGGAGGTATAACACTTAAAGGCGCAACAGACAAAACCTTTAACTGGGTAGATGCTACAGATTCTTGGACATCTTCCGAAAATATCAACCTTGCTTCAGGAAAAGATTTAAAGGTTAATGGAACTGCCGTTCTTAGCACAACTGCTGGTGGATTTATTTTTACCGACGGTACACAAACAAAAGAAGGTGTTCCATCACGAACAACAATTTCTGCTCAAAGCGCATCTTATAACTTATCAACAGGAGGAGTATCTCTTAGAGATAACCTTATTGAAATTAACTCTGGTAGTGGAACAACTTTAACAATTCCAACAAACTCAACAACACCGTTTCCAGTAGGAACTTCTATTGATGTACTTCAAGTTGGAGCGGGACAAGTAACAATTGCTGGAGCAGTAGGAGTAACAGTAAACAGTACTCCTGGATTAAAGTTACGTACACAATGGTCATCTGCTACTCTTTTCAAAAGAGCAGAAAACACTTGGGTTGTAATGGGAGATTTGTCAGCATAATAAATTAAAAGGAAGAGGACATCATGGCAGCAGGTAGAAAAAAGGGTATTAAAGCAGCAGCACAGGATAACTTTATTGTTCCAAATGCACCAACAATAGGAACAGCAACAGATGTCGGAACTGCACGGGCATATAATAATGGTGCTGCAACTGTTACCTTTACTCCTGCAACTTCAGGAAACACTGCTGTAGTAAGTGGATATACTGCTACATCATCTCCAGGATCTTTTACTGGAACATCAGCAACCTCTCCAATTACAGTTACTGGACTTCAATCAAACACAGCATATACATTTACGGTAGTAGCAAATAGTGCTTATGGATCATCTGCTGCATCAAGTGCATCAAATTCAATTACTGCTACAACAGTACCTCAAGCACCAACAATTGGAACCACTACAACATATGGAGATGCTCCACAAGGAGATACAGTTAACTGGACAATTAATGCCAATGGTGGAAGTGCAATTACTGGGAATACAGTAGTTTCTTCTGATGGGCCAACATATGCTGTTGGAGCAGCAGTTATAACTAAATTAGTTGCAGAAACTGCTGGTACATCGCAATATTATTATGTATATTCAACAAATGCTAATGGAAATTCAGCAAACTCAGAAAACTCTAATACAGTAACAACACCTTCAGCATTTGCTTTTACACCATTTGGTGCCTTCGGTGCCTTCGGTGCTTTCGGTGCCTTCGGTGCCTTCGGTGCCTTCGGTGCTTTCGGTGCCTTCGGTGCTTTCGGTGCCTTCGGTGCTTTCGGTGCTTACGGTTTTGGATTTCACACTTGGGGAGATTCAATTGCAGTTCAAACAAAAATATTAACGCCAACAGGCACTAAATTTATTGAAGATTTAGTTGTTGGAGATGTTGTATATGCAATGGATTTAGGTGGAGATACAACAACAACAAATTGGACAGAATGGACATCTTCTGACATAGATTTAACAAATGATCGTGTTGTTGAAACAACTGTTATGTCTGTAATTCCAGGAACTGCTGAAAGTTTTATTTATATTAATGGAGTATTGTATACACCTGCACACTATGTTCTAGTTAAAAAAGATGGAGTTACACAATTTTTGCAATCATCATATATAGACACTACTTATGAAGTTTATCACTATAGAGAAGGAACATGGGTACCTATTACAGCAGTTGAAAATGTAGAAGTTCAAATGGATAAAATATCTATTAACTGTGAACCTTATGATAACTTCTTTACTGAAAATATGCTTGTATTTGACCGACCAGACTAATGCTATAATTTATTTATGGAAGAAAGCAAAAAAATATCATTTAATTACTTATATTCAAAAATGATTGATGTTTTTCCAGCACCAATACCAATGTCAAAAAATATTCCGAAATGGTATAAAGACCAACCTAGTTATATTGTACAAGAAAATCAACCAATTGATGTAACAACAATAAAAGGTTGTCAAGCAATTTTTGATATAATAACTGGTGGATATTTATTGTTATGTCCAGTAGATATAGAAATTGATACGACTGAAAATAATAAAATTTTTAACATATCAGAAGATTATAAAAAATTAAATACTCCTATTATTGGTTCTCACGACATGAAACAGATATCTCATTATCCATTTAATCATAATTTTTTTACAGAGTATTTATTTAGAGTTAATATGGCTTGGGTAGTACAAACAGAAAAAGGATATAGTTGTTTATTTATGGAGCCACAACATCAAGACTACATTCCAATGCATGCAGTTTCTGCAATTATTGATACGGATAGTTATATGTCAGATGGCTTATTTTCATTTTTTGTAGATAAGGGATTTAAAGGGACAATTAAAAAAGGTACTCCATTAGTTCAAGTATTTCCATTTAAAAGAGATGATTGGGTTGCAGAGTTTAATAAAGATTTTGATTTTAATATTATAGTTAAACAAAGAAAAAAAATTAGAAGTTTATTTATTGGTGGATATAAAAAATTTTATTGGCATAAAAAAAATTATAAATAGTTTTATAAAAATAAAATCTCTACCTATTCTAAACATTGAGAGTTGTTAAAAAATAAAAACTCTGCTATAATAAAACATATAATTAAATTTAAGGAGTATTATGTCTGACATATTTTCTTTTCGTTTTTCTGATGATTTTGTAAACAAATATATAGAGATTGAACCACCATTTGGGTTCAAAGATGCAGGTGGAAACTCATTAGGAGAGATTACTTTTGTTCGTACTTACTCCCGTGTAAAAGATGATGGCACTAAGGAAAGATGGTATGAGGTTTGTAAAAGAGTAATCGAGGGTATGTATTCAGTACAGAAGAACCATGCAAAAGAAAACAGACTGCCTTGGAACGACTATAAAGCACAAAAATCAGCACAAGAAGCATATGACCGTATGTTTAATCTTAAGTGGACACCTCCAGGAAGAGGTCTTTGGGCTTTTGGTACCCCAATGACAATGGAAAGAAAAAATTCTGCATCTCTTCAAAACTGTGCAATGGTTTCAACAAGAGACATTGATCGTAACGATCCAGGATCTTTATTTGCTTGGGTTATGGATGCATTAATGCTTGGTATTGGAGTTGGATTTGACACGGTAGGTCAAGAAAAAGATCTATCCATCTATGCACCAACAGAACCAGCATCTGTATATGAAATTCCAGATACTCGTGAAGGATGGGTAGAATCTGTTAGACTTTTGCTTAATTCATTTTTAAGAGCAAACCAACCAATTCAAGAATTTAACTATGACTTAATCCGTCCTCTAGGAGCCCCAATTAAGGGCTTTGGTGGGGTTGCTAGCGGTCCAAAACCATTAATGGATCTACATACAATGATCCGTAAAGTAATTGGTTCTAGAGCAGGAGAGAAGTTAGATTCTAGAGCAATTGTAGATATTGTAAATCTTATTGGAACTTGTGTTGTTTCTGGCAATGTTCGTAGATCTGCAACACTTGCTCTTGGAAATCCAAACGATAAAGACTTTATTAATCTTAAGAATTCAGAACTATTTCCAGATCGTAACTCATTTGATTCAGAAAATCCAGGATGGGCATGGATGAGTAATAACTCTATCTCTGCTGAAGTTGGAACTCATTATGAAGATTATGTAGATTTGATTGCAGATAATGGAGAGCCTGGTTTTATTTGGCTTGATGTTGCAAGAAATTATGGAAGACTAGCAGATCCAGCAGATGGAAAAGACTATCGTGTTATGGGTTTTAATCCTTGTGCAGAACAACCACTAGAATCTTATGAGTTATGCACATTAGTTGAGGTTCACTTAAATCGTCATACAGACAAAGAAGATTTTATGCGTACCTTAAAATTTGCATATCTTTATGGAAAAACTGTAACTCTACTTCCAACACACTGGCAAATTACAAACGGTATCATGCAAAGAAACCGTAGAATTGGAACATCATTAACTGGTATTGCATCATTTACCGATATTAATGGAATGCCAACAACCAGAGAATGGATGGACGAAGGATACAATAAGATTCGTCACTACGACAAGCAGTATTCAGAATGGCTATGTGTTCGTGAATCAATTCGTGTAACTACAGTAAAACCTTCAGGATCAGTTTCATTACTTTCTGGAGCATCTCCAGGAGTTCACTGGTCTGTTGGTGGAGAATATTTCTTACGTGCAATTCGTTTTGGAAATACAGATCCAATGCTACATTTATTTAAAGCGGCAGGGTATAAAATTGAAGATGATTTAGTATCAGCAAATACTAGTGTAGTATATTTCCCAGTATCTTCAGGACATCCAAGATCAGAGAAAGATGTAAGTTTGTTTGAAAAGATTGGTCTTGCTGCAACTACACAAAAATATTGGTCAGATAATGGAGTGTCTGTGACTTTATCTTTTGACAAAGAAACAGAAACAAAACATATTGCTCCAGCACTTCATATGTACGAGGGTCAATTGAAAGCAGTTTCTTTCCTTCCAATGGGAAATCACACTTATCCACAACAGCCATACACACAAATCACTAAAGAAGAGTACGATGGTTATGTTGGAAAGGTTGCTCATATTAACTTTGATGCAATTTATGACGGTATTGAGAATCTTGATTCCGTTGGAGAAATGTATTGCACAACAGATTACTGTGAAATAAAATTAGAAACTAGCAACTAAAATTAAGCCTTAGTGTGGTAAAATAGAGTAATAATGAATACTCCTTCTAATTTATATGCCGAAAAAATTTTTGCCGAGCATCCGCTTGCAATTTGGCCATTAGATGATTCAGCAGACTATATCTCTTTAATATCAGAAGCACAAAGGGATATTAGTAATGCCACCAACTGGACATTAACAGGTGGGACAGTTATTGCTGGATCAACTCCAGTTTTTAATGGAGAAAACCAAGTTCAACCATTTCCAGATAGTTATCGCAAAGTTTTTAGATCAACGCTTCCTTCTAGTACAAATACAACATACTATATAAAAAGTCCAAACTTGGTAAATTTTCAATCTTTAAATCCTACACTACAAACTTTTGCTTTAAGCACATACTACTATACAGCAAGTGCAAACATTGTTTCAATATCTATTGGTTATGAGTATGATGGAGGATCACAGTTTAAAGATTTTACAATTATTGAATCAGAAGTTTGGACTCCAATTTCAGCAACATTTACTTTTCCAGACCTTGACAAAGAATTTAAATTTGTTATAAAAGTTGTTTCCTCTCCAGGAGGAGCAACTATTGCAGATTATAATATTCATTTTAATGGGATTACTGCAGGTCAACACAGTGAAGAGTTTAATGCAACATCATTAGGTCAAACAAAACTTTCAAGTCCAGCAACTATTAATTTATCTTTAGATGGAGTAGTTGAAGCAAATGCTTATGGTCTTAATGCAAATAGCGGATATTATGTTGTTGACAACAATTCTTTGGCTGGTAAAAATTTTGGTGTACCGCTTGTTTATGGATCAGACAGAGCAGTTCAGTTAATCCCACACTCAGAAATAATTGATTATAGAACTTGGGAACAGGTTGCTGAAGAAAGTTGGTCTTATTGGAAAAATACAGAAGACTCTTGGACAGATATAAATTATTTTGTAGATGAAGCAGATTTAATTACAAATACTCAACCATCTTTTATTTTTCCAGGCTATGGATTTTTAAATGAATCTGGTAGACACAATGATTATACTTTAGAGGTTTGGTTGCAGGCAGATGTAAATACATCAGATGCAAAAAGAATTTTGGGACCAATAGGATCAACAGATGGTCTATATGTAAAAGATTGTTTTTTAACTTTGGCAATTGATGGAAATTTTATTTCACATTTTGTTGGCGAATGGTATAGACCAATGCTTATTCATATTAAACTTATTAAAAATAAGGCAATTCTTTTAGTTAATGGTGAAGAGGTTGGATCATTAATATTTGATACATTGTTAATGAATCTTCCTTCACAATATGATGAAATACACACAACCGAAAGTAATGACTGGATTGCTTTCTATGCATATGAAACATATGTGGATCAAATTAAGATTGATTGTATTTCTTTATATCCATATTCTATTTCAACAAATGCAGCAAAAGTTCATTATATTTTAGGTCAGGGTATACCAACAACACCAGAAATTATAGATAATTATTATGGTGGATCAACAGTAGAAATAGACTATCCATTTGCAGGATATAGCAATAACGTTACATATCCAACTACAAGGTCTTGGGATTCTGGAATTGAGGATAATTTGATTCCTGGAATATCAACACTTAAAACCCCAGACTATCAATTGCCTAACTTTGTTCTACCTGAAAATAAAACTATAACTGAACTAGAGGCTGCTAATAAATTGATTCAAACCACAGGGTCAAAATTTTTTAGTTTGAAACCATCCGGAACCTGGGACACAAATTCTTATATATATTTTGAAAATCTTTCGTTTATTTCAAACACTATAGATTCTATTGTTGGAACATTTAAATTAGAAGAAAATCAAAATGCTATGTTCTTGTACATAACAGACGGAGTAAACAGTTTTGCCATTAAAAAAGAATCTACTCTACTAAATTATGTTTTTACTTATGCTGGAGTTTCAACTACGATTAGATCGCATACTTGTCCCGTTACAACTTTTACTGCCGGAATTCAAATTTCAAAATTAATTGCAAACAATACAACAGGTGGGCTTGCTCAATTTTTTGCAAATCCAGGATCATTAAAACTATATATTGGAAGCCAACCAAATAAAGAAAATATGTTTACTGGAAATATATATAATGTTGGAATTAATACATATAAGCATACATCTTTTACGCTAGACTCATACTTCTACGATGATGGAACTTTTAATTTTGCAAACTCTACCATTAATCATGTTTCTAGTTATACCTTATTTTCTTTTGAAGATTATGGAAAGTTTTTTATTGATATTTCAGTTTTTGGTTATTGGGAAGATTATATTCCACTATCAGTACTTGCAAAAGATGTTTTAGATGAAGACGAAGAAACTATAACAGATATTGATTTTATTCAGTTTAATATTGACTATCCAGCACCATCTGAAGTAAAAGAAGAGGGAGACACCTATTGGGTAGACAATTCCGATTCATTAAATACTAACGATTCAAACGTAAGAGTATATGTTACTTTTCAAGATATTTCTCAAGGCATTACGCAGACAGACTCAGACTATGCAACAACAAACCCAGCAATTAAAAAAAGAATATTAAATTTAAATACTGAAGCGGATTGGCAAACTGAAAGGTTTGAAATTGTTGATAATTATTTAATTTATCCATCAAAAAATATTGATTTTAACACTATATCAATGGTTTACTCCATTAGGTTTAAAGTGTTTGGTATATTACATAATAAACTTTCTTTAAGAAAAATAGAGTTTGCAGCAAAAAGTTTAAATGCAAATGATTCAAATCCAGTAACAAGTAGATATGGAATAGATTTAATTCCATACAAATTGGCAAGTGGTGTTGCTGATTACAAAGGAGTAAATCCATATGTTATTGACAAAGAGAGTGTTCCATATTTATATCTTACAAGAAAAAGCGGGATTGAATTAAGAGACGGACTAAACAATTTAAGTCGTGGATTCAGTATTGACATTAATCCAGGCTTAGACCTTAAGTATTCTTTAAGTGCTATTCAAATGTTTATTAGGTCAGATTTATGGGCATTTCCTGAAGATCCAGTTTTAATATTTGAAATAGAGTATGCAAACGATACAATAGAATTTTATATTCAAGCCAACTCGTTGAATGCAGACAGAGCAACTATTTCTGCTAAAACAAAATCTGATGGCCTACCATTTACAGAATTGTATTATTATTTAGATGGACTTTATGTGGCAGAGCCAACTATGTCAATTCAAAGATGGGCAGTTTTAGGTATGTCTTTTCCAGTTAACCTTAATTTAAATTCTTACAATGGAAAAATAAATTTAAAACATCTAATGACTTTTAATAACATATCTTTTTATAAAGGAACCAATTCACAACTTGAACAACAGATTTTGTTTAGAACGTGGGGAGAAATAAACGATCAAAATTGGAACTATTGGGACGATTCAAATTGGGATAACGTTTTAGTTAAGAGTAGGGACAGCAGGTATATTGTTAATCCTGCAGAGGTTTATAAGAATTACGTTGGCACAAATAAAATTATTGTAGATGACAATGAAGGTATTTATATGGAGACTGACTATTTGAAGGTATTTAAAGACGCCACTTGGCAAAGTTCTATATCAACTGTAGCATAATATGGTATACTAATGGTTATGAGAGAGAAAAAACCAGGAGAAGTTGGTAAGTCCAAGATCAAACTTATTGAAAAAAACTATGACTGGGGTTTGTATTTCTGGGAAAAACCTAATGGCAAGGTCTTTGGAGATGGTCACGGAAACCTTTTAAACATTCCTGCACGTAAAGGTGATCTTGAAAAAATCATGGAATTACGCAAAGCAGCAGAATATTGGGGTCAGCCAGAAGGAAAACCAGTTTTTCATCCTGGTGTAAACCGTGTAAGTGAGATGGAATACTCTGAGCAGATTGCCAGAATGAAAGAAGGACTCATTCCTAATATGAATGATTTGGGCGCAGTTCATGCAGCACAGCAAACAATAAAGGAGCATGGTTCCGATGATTGATGAAGAAGAGTACTATCTTGGAGCAAGTATTGATAATCTTGCAGACAAAGAGGATGAATTTAAAAAGAACGATCCTTTTAATAAAAACTGGGATTTTATTAAAAATTTAAACAATCTTGATCAAAATTTTAAAAGGCGCACTGCTCGTACTCTTGGCAAGGCAGTAGATCCAACTTCCGCATATTTAGATAGCGCAAATGCAGTTCAGTCTGGTACAGATAATACAAAATCAAAAGCCATAAATCCAGGAACAGCAGTTAGAAATGGTTATGGACTTTTTGATGTAATTACACCTCCTTACAACCTTTATGAATTGGCAAACTTTTACGATACATCTTTTGCAAACCATGCTGCGATTGACGCTAAAGTAGAGAATGTTGTTGGTCTTGGTTATGATTTTGTTGTTTCTTCACGTACCATGCTAAAACTTGAAAATGTTGAAGATGAAAATTCTCTTGGTCGTGCTCGTAAAAGAATTGAAAGAGCAAAAATTGAAATGCGTGATTGGTTAGAAAACCTTAACGATGACGACAGTTTTACAAAAATTATGGAAAAAATTTATGTAGATGTACAGGCAACTGGAAATGGATACATGGAAATTGGTCGTAAAGTAACAGGAGAGATTGGTTACATTGGTCATATTCCATCAACAACAATGCGTGTTCGCAGATTAAATGACGGATATGTTCAGATTATTCAGCCATCAGTTACATACTTTAGAAATTTTGGGGCAAAGAATCAAAATCCTGTAACAACAGATACGAGACCAAATGAGGTTATTCATTTTAAACAATACTCTCCATTAAATACTTATTATGGAGTTCCAGATATTATTTCAGCCCTCTCTTCACTTATTGGTGATCAACTTGCATCAAACTACAATATTGATTATTTTGAAAACAAGGCAGTGCCAAGATACATCATTACACTTAAAGGTGCTAAGTTAAGTGCAGATGCAGAAGACAAAATGTTTAGATTTTTACAAACTGGATTAAAGGGTCAGTCTCACAGAACTTTGTATATTCCGCTTCCAGGAGATACTGAAAATAGTAAGGTTGAGTTTGACATGAAGCCAATTGAAAATGGCGTTCAAGAAGGATCTTTTAAAGAATACAGACTTCAAAATAGAAATGATATTTTAGTAGCCCATCAAGTGCCATTGTCTAAATTAGGTGGGGGAGATTCTGGGTCAATTGCTAACGCACTGGCACAAGATCGTACATTTAAAGAACAGGTTTCTCGTCCAGCACAGAACGAAATATCAAAACTAATTAGCAAAATTGTTCGTGAAAAAACCGACATTCTTGAACTTAAATTTAACGAACTTACGCTTACCGATGAAATTGCTCAGTCTCAAATTCTTGAACGGTATGTTAAAACCCAAGTAATGATGCCAAATGAAGCAAGAGAGAAACTTGGATTGCCACAAATTAAAGATGGAGATATCCCATTTGAAATGAGTCCAAGACAAGAAACAGATGCTAGAGCAAACTTAGCAGGGAATAGAGAAAGAGATTCACAAAGAGCAAACAATAATTCTGATAGCCCATCCACAATTTCTGGAAGAAATGCACAAGGCGAAGGCAGATCTTCTAATTAATAAAAAGTATTAAAATAGTTGGTATAATAGTAAGGATATGGATATCATTAATAAAGCGCATTGGAAATCGGATGGCAACAATCTTAGATTGTCTATGCCAATCTCAAAGATTGATCAAGAGCGCAGAATTGTTTCGGGATTTGCAACTCTTGATAATTTAGACAAACAAAATGACATTGTAACAAGCGATGCAAGCATAAAAGCATTTGCTGCTTTTAAAGGAAATATAAGAGAAATGCATCAACCATCTGCAGTTGGCAAGATGGTTTCATTTAAAGAAGATAAGTACTTTGATGCCGACTCAAAAAAGTTTTACTCAGGAGTTTTTGTTTCTGCTTACGTTTCAAAAGGAGCGCAAAACACTTGGGAAAAGGTTTTAGATGGCACCCTTTCTGGATTTTCAATCGGTGGAATTATGAATAAATGGGATGATGGATATGATGAAAAGGTAGATCGCCCAATTAGAATTATTAAAGATTATGATTTATTTGAACTATCCCTTGTCGATAGTCCAGCAAATCAATTTGCTAGTGTTGTATCAATTGAAAAAGTTGACGGCGTAAACATTATGAAAGGCGATATTGCCGATTTAGCCGTAGAAAATGTTTTTTGGGATAAAGAATCTGGACTAATTATGATTTCAGATAATGATTTTGAATTAAGTCCTACAAGTGGAAGTCAGATGAAAAATATAGGTTTTGTTGAAAAGTCTGATACAGACAAAGATAAAATGATAAAGTTCTTAGTTGATAGTGCAAAAGGCATTAGTGCAATTAAGATGCAAAAGGAGGTAAGTCCTATGACAGAAGAGACAACAAACGTTGTTGATAATGTTGAGGTCGTACCAGAGGCAACTGAGACAGTTGTAACTAAAAGCGTAAATGCTGAAGTTGCAGAAACTGTTGCAGTTGAAACAAATGAGGCAGTTGTTGAAACTGAGATTGTTAAATCAGAAGAAGTTGTCGAGACTGTTGAAAAAACAGAAGAGATCGCTAAATCTGATGACACTGCAGTTGAAGCAATTGCTGAAATCAAGAATACTCTTGCTAATGCCTTTGGCGATCTAACAGCAATGGTTAAATCATTAAATGAAGAGACTGTATTAAGCCTACAGGCTCAAATTGCTGATCTAAGTAAGTCAATCCAAAACATTTCCGGTGAGGTTAAAGAAGTTAAGGATTCTTACAATGAATTTGGAAAGAGAGTGGATGCTGTAGAGCAAGACACCGCTTTCCGCAAGTCTGGCGATCTCGGTGAGATTGTTCAGGAACCAGAGATGGTTCAAAAATCAATATGGGGCGGACGGTTCCTCACAGACTCCGACCTGTTTAAGTAGAAATTCACTTGGAGGTGAACAATATGTCAGAAGAAATCATTAAAAATCAACCAGGAGTTTCCGTACCAGGCGCTTATAACGCTGAGGGTGGATTTGCCTCCGGTGGAATTGGTGGAGTATCAACTCCAGCATCAGGAATCTTAGGAAATATTCCTACGGCTCTTTCTGGAATCACATCCGGACCAAACGCTGTAAATCCTTCGGGTGCAGCAGGTAGTGGAATTCTACGACCTGAACAGGCTCGTCAATTTATTGACTATGTTTGGGATGCAACTGTTCTTGCAAAAGACGGACGTAGAGTTACAATGCGAGCAAATACAATGGAACTTGAAAAAGTTAACGTTGGTGAGCGTGTAATTCGTGCTGCTGCTCAAGGCAGTGGTGCATATACAAACGCTGGTGCTACTTTTTCTAAAGTAGAATTGACAACCAAAAAGATTCGTCTTGATTGGGAAGTTACATCAGAAGGTCTAGAAGATAATATTGAAGGGGCTGCTCTTGAAGATCATCTTGTTCGTTTGATGACCAACGCATTCGGTAATGATATCGAAGACTTGGCTATTAACGGAGATGGTTCAACAGGATCATTCCTTTCTATTATGGAAGGCTTTGTTAAGAAAACTACAACTAATGGAGATGCACACGATTCAGTTCTTCCAGCAGTTACAAGCGATAACTGGACAACTCCAGTTATGCAAGGCATTATCAATGCAATGCCACGTAAGTATCGTGCACTTAAGAACAATCTTAAGTTCTATGCAGGTACAGATGTTTTCCAAAGCATCGTACGTAACAACGGTACTCTTGCAGATGCTATTTCTGAGGCTTTCTCAAGCCGTAACGGTAGCACACAAGCAAATCGTCAAGACTATCTTGATGGCGTAGGACAAACATTCGGAGGAGCCCGTACCACTCGTGTACTTGGCGTTGACGTAATGGAAGTTCCTTACTACCCAGCAGATTATGTCGATCTCACTTTCCCACAGAACCGTATTTGGGGATTCCAACGGGATATTACCGTCAATCGTCAATATGTTCCAAAGAAAGATACAATTGAATACACCGTATTCGTACGTTTTGGTGTTCAAATTGAAGAAGAAGATGCAATTGCCTACAAGGACATTGCTGCTTCCTAATCATTAAGCAATTATCTAGGGCAGGGGATTCGTTCTCTGCCCTTTTTAATTAAATCTGATATAATAATAACAAAGGAGTAAAATGTCAACTGTAAAGAAAACAACTCAAGAAAAGATTGTTGAAGTAAAAGAACAAAACAGTCAGGCAGTAATCTACTCTGATAAAAACCTTTATTTTGATAAGTATGGACACATAGATCAAGGCTATAATATTGTTAAAACAGAGTTTGTTGATATATACTTACAACACAAATCAGTTAGAGAGGCCAGCGCTTTAGAACTTGCAAAGCACTATGGTATTAAATAATGCAAGTACTGAGACTTCCGCCATACCCAATCACTATTACCTATGATGTTCCAAGTGCCTATGCTGATTATTTATTAGTTATTGAAAGCCCAGACTTTACAGAAATTGAAGAAGAAGTTACCTCAAATGCCAACAAAAAAATATCTTATGTTTTAGATGACGACTACGTAAAATATGATGGATCTTATACCCTTACAATCTATGAAGCCGAAAGTGGAGCAGGCGCAGACATTGTTGTTCAAGATAGCCTTGAAATTTATAGACCATATGCTGATCCAAATGATTTAGCAACTACAGCAACTGAAATTGCAGAATATAAAAAACAAGAATTTTTAGCAAGATCTATTATTGACGCAGTTCTTGAAGAGGGATTTTATTATAAAAAGAAAATAATTGAGTATGTAGGACTTGGAACTGACTATGCACCAATTAACTATAAAAGTCATAAAGTTTTAAAAGTATATCAAGACAACATTCTTCACTATGACAGCAGTCTAGCAACCCCAGCAATTTTTGGAATTACCTTTAAGTTAAGTGATAATGGAACTGCGGTTATTAAAGATTTGCCAGGAGAAGAATATAACAGATCAGAGCAGGCTCCTTTGTTTTTACCAACTGCCCAGTCAGACTGGCTTGGACCAATCGGCTACGGCAACTCTTTTGACAACCAATCAGATTTTACTTTTGTTTTAGAAACGGGATTTAAAGTAGTTCCTCTTGACATTAAAGAAGCAACATTAATGTTAATAGATGACATTCGTTGTGGCAAACTTGATTACTATAAGAGATACGTAACTAGTTACAATACAGACCAATTTAGACTTCAATTTGATAAATCAATATTAAATGGTACTGGAAATCTTTTAGTTGATAAAATCCTTTCAAAGTATATAGCAGATTCCAGAGTTAAAATCGGAGTCTTGTAATGTCATGCGGAGCAACAGACTTTTTGTATCCAATGATTGCAGATATATACTATCCAACTATTGAGCGTGATATGTATGGCTCTGGTTTAAAGAATTGGATTTTTGACAAAAGCGTTATTGTTAATTTTACTCCAGGCGGAACTGCATTAGCAGAAGATATTAAGGCAAAGGTTTTTACAAAAAATGAAAACATGCTTATTGGAAGAATTAAAAATGACATTCGTAAATCAACAAATAAAGATAATAACTCAATTACAAACATTATTATTACAAACATAAGAAACAGTATGGATGAACTTATATATCAAGAAACTTCTGGAGAACGTTCTGGAAAAGGCACAATCTATGAAATTGCCACCTACGATCCAGTTGTAAACCCTTTCGGTACAATAGATTATTATAAGGTTGTTTTACGAAGAACAGAAAATCAAAGTGGGGCTGACTAATGCAAGTTAAATTTGATGATAAAAAATTTATGAAAAAGATGAATAATATTGTTAATTACTCTTTCGGATTTTTTGAAGGGGCACAAAAAGGAAAAACGGTATTTTTAAATAACTTAGGAAAAGACACAGTAGAAGCATTAAAGATGTTTGTTGATGCAAATGCAAAAATGGATCCAATGTCTATGCACCACGTTTATGAATGGGGCAAGGTTGGAATGGCGTCTAAAAGACTTTTTGAAGTTACACATACCGTAAGCAATCTTGGATTGTCTATTAAGTCTGATTTCAAACAATCAACATCAATTAAGCAAGGTTCTTTGGTTCCGTTCTACAACAAGGCAAGAATTATGGAGTATGGTCAACCAGTTGTGATTAAACCGAGAAACGCTTCTGTACTTTCTTTTAATGTTGGTGGAGAACAAATTTTTACAAAAAATCCAGTCAATGTTTCAAATCCTGGAGGAGACTGGGTTCAAGGTTCCTATGAAAAAACATTTGATAACTTTATGAATTATTATTTTAAACAAACATTCTTAAGGGCTTCTGGAATTTATGATCATTTAAGCAATCCACAAGTATACAAAAAGAATTTAAGGGCAGGATCAAATATTGGAAAATCAAAGGGTAGAGAAGTTGGCTATCGTTGGATTACAAACATTAATGTGGAGGTAGAGTAAAATGGCAAAAGATATAATAAACTTACCCTTTCCACCAATTTGGATAAATGCTTTTATTCAAGCAGCATTAAATGAATACGGCCTTAGTGTTTTGACAATACCATCTAACGCAGCAGCAATTGATGACTTAAGCAAAAACAGAGTGGACATACCAACGCAATATGATGATGAAGGCATTGCATTAAATACACAGCCAGACGTAATTGTTCAATATGACAGACTTATTAGGTATAGAAGAAGTGGTTTGTATCCTCTCAAGTGTGAGCAGTTGTTGTATTATGTATATTCAACTCCCAGCAAAATTTTAGATGTTAGCACAATTTTATCTCAATTACTAGATAGAGCAGATGCAGCAGCCGAAGACCTAAATAGATGGACAATGAAAAAACAAGATGGAGAAACTCCTCTTTTAGATTTATCAGTGCCTTTGATTAGAAATGTCTATTTCCATGACATAAAGGTCTACCAACTAGAAGAAGTTAGAGACCTAACAGAACTATCTTCCCTACGTGGGCTTACCTTGAATAAGTTTATTATTGAGTATGACTATCATACTATAAATGACCTAGCCCCATATTATACATAAAAAGGCTGATATAATAGTTTAGAGAAGGCACTAATAATGTCTTGATAACTTAATATAGAAAAAAAATTGAAAAAAGGAGTTAAAAATGGCATATTCACGTGGTACGTCTACAAATATTATCGTAGGTGCAGCAGCAATTTTCGTTGCAGACTACAAACTTACACCAACAGGTGCAACAGCAATTCCATCATTTGTTGCTACAGAGTCTTACAAATCTACACTTTCTGCAGACCCAGACTTTACAAATGTTGGCTATACAATGAATGGTCTTGAATTGACCTTCACACCAGATTTCGGCGAGGTAGCCGTAGATCAGGTTCTTGACGTTGCTAAACTATACAAGCAGGGAATGCAAGTTTCTCTTGCTACCGCTTTTGCCGAAGCAACATTAGAAAATTTACTTCTTGCAACCGCAGGAAAAGATGCAGCATTAACTGGAACAAAGAATACATCAGCAGGTCGTACTCTTCAACTCTCAGCAGGAGATATTGGAGAAGTACCACTTGAGCGTGGTCTTGTTGCATGTGGTCCAGGAACTGGTGATGGAGACAAGTCTGACTCAGTAGAGCGTGTATATGTTGGATATCGTGCTCTTTCAATTGAGGCAGTTACAGTTTCAGCAAAGCGTGAAGAGGCTTCTATGTTTGAAGTTTCATTCCGTATGCTTCCAGATGATTCAACAGCAACATACGGTAAGATCGTTGATCGTACCTTCTATGATGGATCTGGTACTAACTACGTCGGTGCCTAAGTAAAAAAGTAAACAATAACCCACTCTCATAACGGGAGTGGGTTTTGTTGTTTTATGCTAAAATTAACTAATGGCTACAAAAGTTTTTAAAACATCTCAAATTGTATTACTAAACAATCAAGTTCTTGAGTGCTCTCCTTTAAAGATTAAATACATGAGAGAGTTTATGGATATATTTATTGGCATGGAAAGTTCAAAAAATGATGATGAATCTATTGAAATTTTATTAGAATGTTCTAGGGTCTGCATGAAACAATACAATCCTGGTTTATTTTTAGATTTAGAAGAACATGTTGATCTTAATACCCTTTATGATATTGTTGAAATTGCAGCCGGAATTAAGATAAAGCCACAAACAACAAAAGAAGAAGAGGCGCCAATTAAAGAAATATCAAAAGGCAAAGAGAAAGATCAAGGCTGGCTTGATTTAGATTTAGCAAAATTAGAAGCAGAAGTTTTTACTTTAGGGATATGGAAAAACTATGAAGAGTTAGAGGCATCTCTTTCTATTCCAGAATTAATGCAAACCTTGTCTTCAAAAAGAGATTTAGATTATGAAGAAAAAAAGTTTTTGGCAGCAATTCAAGGAGTAGATTTAGATAAAAACAGTGAAAGTGGCAGGGGACAAAAAGAATGGGAAGACATGAAAGCAAGAGTCTTTAGTGGTGGACAAACAAGTGACGGTAATGACGTATTATCATTGCAAGGTCCTAATGCAGCAAGAGCAGGGTTTGGTATTGGAATGGGCTTAGATTATGAAGATTTAACTAAAAAATAAACGTATTCATGATATAATTGACTAACTTAACAAAAGGAGAAAGAAATGGCAGCAGCAACAAAAACAGACGAGAATGTAGTTGTTCTTATTGACGGAACAAAGGTTTCCGTTAGACCGTTAAAGATTTCACTACTTCGTCCTTTTATGAAAAAGTTTGAGGGTATTGCAGCAGTAGCAGAAGATAACGAGAAATCAATGAACATTCTTATGGAATGTGTTCAAATTGCAATGCAACAGTATAAACCTGAATTGTCAGAAGACCTAAAGGCCCTTGAGGAAAACTTAGATTTGCCTACAGTTTATAAAATTGTTGAGGCAGCGTCTGGAAATAGTCTTCCAGATGGTTCTTTACTAAATATGTAAACAAGAAGAGGTGTTATGAGTGGCTGATGTACAATCGAATATTCAAGTTAACCTTGATGCCTCTCAAGCGCTTGCACAACTAAAATCACTTCAAGCACAACTTGCTCAGTTTAATAACGCAATTGCAACAAGCAACAAAGCGGCAGCAAGGGCTCAAGCCAACTTAACAAGCAATCTTATAAATAGTGTAAATGCAACTGGAAAATTTCAAGCAAGTATTAAAGATATTAAAAGTTCTAGCGATGCCTTTACTGATTCTTTAGAGCGAAATAAATTTTCAACTCGTGAATATTTTAGGTATGCTGGTGGTGCAACCAAATCTTTTGGAAGACTTTTTAAAACAGAGTTTAACACAATTGGCAAGGTAGCAGAAGAACGTGTTAAAACAATGCAAACCCAATATATTAAAATGGGTAGAGATGCAAATGGTGCAATTAAGGCTATAGCCGTAAAACCACTTGCTTTAGACATGAATAATCTTGCTACTAAAACTGCTCTTGCAGCACAAAAACAACAATTGCTAAATCAATTATTAAAACAAGGATCGACCAATCTTTTAAATTTTGGTAAAAATACTCAGTGGGCAGGTCGCCAACTCATGGTTGGTTTCACAGTTCCACTTAGCATGTTGGCAGTTTCTGCAGGAAAAACATTTATGGCATTAGAAAAACAAGCCATTAGATTTAAACGTGTATATGGAGAAATGTTTACAACTACTGATGAAACTAATAAAGCATTAAGAGAAGTTGAATTATTAGCAAAACAGTTTACTAAGTATGGAGTTGCTGTTGAAAAAACTATGCAAATTGCAGCAGATGCTGCAGCAACAGGAAAAATGGGTGCCGATTTAATAGCACAGGTTGCAGAAGCAACAAGACTTGCAGTTCTTGGAGGAGTTGAACAAGAACAGGCATTAGAAACAACAATATCTTTAACAAATGCTTTTGGAATTGAAGCAGACAAATTAAGAAGCAAAATTGATTTTCTTAACGCTGTAGAAAACCAAACAGTTTTAAATATTGAAGATTTAACTATTGCAATTCCAAAGGCTGCCCCAGTTATTAGACAACTTGGTGGAGATGTAGAAGATCTTGCATTCTTTATGACCGCCATGAAAGAAGGTGGTATTAACGCTTCAGAAGGCGCTAACGCACTTAAGTCTGGACTTGCATCATTGATTAACCCTTCTAAAAAAGCAGCAGCATTTCTTTTAGATTTAGGCGTTAATATCAATGGAATTGTTGAATCAAACAAAGGAGACATTCAATCAACCGTTGTTGAATTTGCACAAGCACTAGATACTCTTGACCCTTTAAATAGAGCAAGAGCAATTGAACAATTATTTGGAAAATTTCAATTTTCAAGATTATCAACTTTATTTCAAAACATAACTAAAGATGGAACCCAAGCATCTAGAACATTAAAATTATCAGGGGCCTCAGTACAAGAACTTGCTATCTTATCTGAACGAGAACTTAAAAAAGTAGAAGATGCAACTGGTACAAAATTTAAGAAATCAATGGAAGATCTTAAATTAACATTAGCACCAATTGGAGAACAATTTTTAAAAGCAGTTACCCCAATAGTAGAGTTTATTGGCAAAATAATTGAAAAATTTAATGGACTTAGTGATGGAGTAAAAAGTGGAATTGTAAAATTTATTGGCCTTGTTGGTCTTGTTGGTCCTGCATTGTTAATGACATTTGGTTTAGTTGCAAACGGAGTAGCAAATATTATTAAATTATTTGTTACCCTGCGAAAAGGATTTGCAAATCTTGGTGGGCAGTCTAAAATGCTTGGCAATCAAACTCAGTATATGACATCAGAGCAAATTGAAGCAACAACAGTCGCAGCATCTTTAGATCAAGCACATTCTAGATTACGACAAACCTTTCTATTAGAAGCGCAGGCTGCAAATCAATTAACAATAGCGTATCAAAGAGGAGTGGTAGCAGCAAATAATTTTGCTAGAACAAGTCCAGGAATGATGAGACCAGGATTTACACCAAGAAAATTTAATGAAGGAGGAGTTGTTCCAGGAACTGGAAACACGGATACTGTTCCAGCAATGTTAACTCCTGGAGAGTTTGTTGTAAATAAAGAAGCAGCACAAGAAAATCGGGGATTATTACCAGCGTTAAATAAAGGTGGTTTTGCTTTACGTAGTTTAGGAACTAAAATGCTTAATGGTTATGATAGATCATTGCCAAAAATGCGTCCAGGATCAATTGAATACGCTAAAGCATTTGTTGCAAAACGAAAAGCCCAACAATCATTTCTTGGAATGCCTGCTCAAAATGTAAAAAAGGCTCAAGAAAGACAAACAAAACAAGTAGAACTTGATAAAATAGCAACCGAAACCTATAAGTCTCCTAGAGCAAAAACTATGCTAGTTACAAATCCTGGTGAAAGAGTTTCTCCTTCTACTGGACGTAGTTTCCCAAGTTCTTCTGTTGGAGGCGTTTACAGAAAACCAAATGGAGATATGGTTTTTGTTAAACCAATGGTAAGTGAAAAAGCAGCATTAGCAGAAATGAGAGCAACAGAAATTGCTAGAGATGTTCATGGTCTTGTTTCTCCACAACAAAAACTAACTTTGATTGCAGATCCAAATGACCCAACTGGACATAGAAGGTATTTTGCTTTAGAATCTAAAGTTGATCCAAGAATTGCAAACGTACCACAAGAATTTACTAAAGAACAAACAATTAAACAATTGGTTGCTTCAACTCTACGTGGCGATAAAGACTTGGCACCAGGAAATATTGGTGGAAATGTTTTAGCAGATACAGGTCCTGCTGGTGTATTTAGCAGGGCATCAGGTCCAAAAACTGAATATGCAGCAAAAATGCCATCAATGGAAGAACAAGCAATGGTCAACCTGCTCGGTGTTAGTGGTGGTGCTAGAAAGTTTTTTGCTCAATCAACATCAGGTATTGCAAAACAAATGTCTCCAGTTGAATATGACAGGTTAATGAGAAAAGAAATTAATGAAATTTTACCAAAATTAAAAACCAAAATAGGAGGCATGAATTTAACTCCAGAAGAGATTCCAGTATATGAGGCAATGATTGCCAGACTAGAGGCTGGATCAAAAGTTGATTGGTCAAAATTTCAAGCAATTCATGCTGCTGCATTAAATAAAGGCGGGTTTGTTGAAAGAGCGTTTGGCACAGATTATGATTTTGTAGATCCAAAACATTTTATAACACCTACTGTATCTGCAAGTTCGGGGGTTTCAAAAACAGTAATGATGCATTTTGAAGATGCACATCAACAACTTGATCCAAGACTATATCATAATTTTTATAACGATGACCCAACCAGTGCTAAATTTAATAATAGAATATCGTCTGGTGTTACAATTATTGGCCCAGAAGGATATAACCAATTAACTAATGCATTGAATGGGTCAAATCCTAAGATACCCCTTGGTAATATCTCAGAACCATATCCTCTAACATACAAAGATGCTGTAAAAACAAAACATGCATTACAGGCAAGAATACGTTATGACAAAATACTTTATGATAGGGCAATTTTAGAAGGAGCAAAGAAGGAAGAAATACTGAAAATAACATCAAGACAAAAATTAGCCAGAATTGCTTTAGCAGAGTTAGTTGCAGATGCAAGAACAATTGGTAAAAAGCCAACTCCAGAAAAAGCATGGAATAGCGCTATTTCCAATAGATATGGTTTAACAACTGCTGCTCTAGAAGGAGAAGACCCAACCAGAAGAGGTCAAGCAAATTCTATTTATGCAAAAAAGGTTAGAGACTTTGAACACGCAATTGCTCCACCGCCAAGAGGTTTAGGACTAAGGGGTAATGCTTTAAGAAGTCATTTACAAACAGTTGCATTAAGTGATTGGCAAGAAACTACTGATGCTTCTGGTAGAAAAGTACCCGCTCTTCTTCGTGATAAAAGTGCATCCGCCCGTGAGAAAAGTTTTGGCAGTAAACTTGCAATGGGTAGTCCAAAATCAAATCCAGGTTCTAGACTTGGTGGTATATTAGAAGAAGAAATTGCATCACGACTTACAGCAATAAGAAATGGAAGAGGTAATCAAGAAGAACATTATCAAAAAATTAGATCTTTGCTGGCTCTGTCTGGTCGTACATTTGGTCCAACAGGAAGTCTTGTACTTACTAAAGCAAGAGAGGCTTTAGCAACAAGATCTGGAATTGCTTTTGCTTTTCCATATACAACAAGAAGAAGATCATTAGGAACACCAGGTTATGGTGAACCAGAAACCGTACCAGCATTATTAACTCCAGGAGAGTTTATTGCATCTCCAGCATTAGCACAAAAAGTTGGTCCAGCATTGCAATATATAAATGCCGGTGGAAAAATTGAACAACGTTCTAATGGAACAATAGTTCCAGGAACGGGAAATAAAGATACAGTTCCAATGATTTTAAGTAAAGGATCTTTTGTTGTAAATAAAGGATCAACAGAGGAAAATAAAGGATTTTTACAAAGATTAAATAAAGGTGGATTTGTTTTACGTGGTGAAGGCAATCCGTTCGACAATGTTGGGGTATATGATCCAGATCAATTAGAAACAATTACTCCTGATATGACTCCAGAACAACGTAAGCATACTGAGCAACGTAATAGAGAAATAGCAAGACGAGTAAGAACCACTAAAGTAATAAACAAAATAGATGCTATTGTTGAGAAAACACCAATTGGAGAAAAGCATAGAGCCAAACAACAACAAGAAGAAGATAGACAAAAACAAGAAGAAGACGAAATAAAAAGAGCAAACCAAAGAGCAGTTGACGAAATAAAAGATAAGGATACAATTCAAAAAGCAGAAAAAGAATTAATTAAACACAAAAATAAAATTAAAAAAATAGATTATCAAATTGCTGAAGCAAAAAAAGCAGGAGATACTGACAGACTAGCGTCTTTAAAACGAGCAAGAGAAAATGCTGTTCAAGAAAGAAAAAATGCAGGTCAGGCAATGAATAGCGCACGTGAAACGGCAAGACTGAACAGAGAAATGAATAGTCCGCAACTGCTACCCCAAACAAACAAAGACGCAAAAAAAGATGCAAAAATGCAGAGACGAGAAAAAGGAAGACAGATTGGGCAACGTGCTGGTGGCGCAATGATGGGTGCCAGCATGGCTATGGGTGCACTAAGTATGGCTCCAGGAAAAACTGGTGAAATTGCACAAACCATCATGCCAATTGTTGGTTTAGCATCAATGGTAGCGCCTATGATTGGATCACCATTAGGAGCAGTTGTTGCCCCTCTTGCAGCATTTGGTGCTGCAGTTATTGCATTAAATGTAATATTTGATAACGCACAAGCAGCAGCATTAAAATTAGGAGAGACTACTGGGACTAGCACAAAAGCAATTAATCAATATGCACAATTTTCAAACAGAGTAACTGGATCAGAAATTCAAAACAGAAAAAGAATCGAGCAAGCCTCTGGCCTACCAATAAAACCAGGAAAAACAACATTTGGGCAAGCATATGTTCAAACCAAAGAAGGTCAAGAATCAATTGCTGCCATAGGACAAACAATAATAAATGATAAAAAGGGGGGAAGAGAAAAAGCAACTAAAGATCTTTCAGCACAATTAATTACTTCTGTTTTATCAGGAGCGCTTTCGTCAAGCGAAGCACAATCCATTGCAGCAAACATTGGGGTGCAAATGAAAGATCACACAATTGGAATGACTGTTGCAGCAGAAATTCAAGGCATATTTGGTAAAGATGGAAAAGATCTTTTAAAAGAAGGTGTTGATCTTCAGGTTAGGTTAATGGCAGATTCATCAAAAAACTTTACTAGTAAAAATTCAAATTTTGATAAATTAAACCAACAATCTGAAAAAGGCTTGTCTGCATTTGGTACTAAGACTAATGTTGGTGGAATGGTGGCAGCAGGTGCGGGTGCGGGTGCTGCAATAGGTGCAGGAATAGGTAGTTTTATACCTGTACCAGTGCTTGGTACTGCTATTGGAGCATTAGTTGGAACAGCAGTTGGTGGAATTGTCGGTGGCGTAGGAGCATTCTTTGCCAATAAGAAAAATGTTAAAAAAATGGGTGCTCTTTCTGGTGCAGCAATTGCTGATGCACAAGGAATGTTTGAACAATCTAAACAATTATTAGATGCTCATCAAGAGCAATATGAATCAAAAAGACAAGAACTTATACTTCAAAATAAAATCGGTGAGGCAACAAAATTACAATTAAAATATGAAAAAGAAAGAGCGGATCTGACAGCACAGACAAAATCTCAAAGAGAAGATTTTTCTAAAGCCTATGCAGGTTCAACAGGCACTTTTAGAGGATCTTTAGATAAAGGATACAAGAAAGCACTTAAATCCAAATATAAAGGTACGGCTGATGAAGCATATGTTGACGCAGCAATAACAGGCATGGATGATTTAAAAGATAAAACATTTACAAAAACAGATAAAAAAACTGGAAAACAGGTCACAGAAAAGATTTTGACTGATGAGGAAAGAGGAGTATTAATAGCAGAAAGTATGGGTGGAACTCTTTCTCCGCAGGCTCAAAGTGCTATTACCAATCAAATGTCAGGTCAATATCAGGCCGACGCTATTGATGTTGTAAAAAACTTTGGGGGACAAGTAGCAACTCAGGCAATAGGCGTTACTAATGCCATGAATGAGGGTCCAAATACGGCTTTGAATGAAAGAAACAAACAGGAGTTTATGTTTGAATTAAAAACAAAAGGAACTGACAAAGAAGCACAAGATTTTGCAAACTTGGTTCAAGAATTTACTCAACTTAATGGACCTATGAAGTTAGATACTGAAATGGAATTTTTCTTAAAAATGCCAGATGAAGATAAGTTAAAACTTGCAAACGATTTACAAAAAATTAAAGACACAAAAAAAGTAAAGAAAATAGAATTTTTATCAGAAGTTAAAATATCAGAAAATGCAGTCGACCAAAAATATTTACAAGGTTTAACAGATGAGCAAGCAAAAATTTATTTACAAACAATTAAAAAAGTATTAACAATAGATGTGGCAACAGTAGTAAATAGTCCAGAATTTCAAGCATGGTTGAAAGATAAAGGAAAAGAGCATAAAGGCAAAGATCCAGGATTTCAAGTTGAAAAATATGCTGAGTATATGGGCAATGTTAAAACAGAAGTAGCCAAAGCAGAAGGTATAGGTGCGCCAAAACCTCCTGGTTCTGGTGGTTCAGCAAAACGTGATGACAGATTTGATGACATGCTTAAAAAACTTAAACTCTTTCAACTAGCATCTGTAAAGGCTACTGGTGGATTAAAAGAATTAGAAAGAGTTATGAACTCAAAACCTAAAAGCGGTGGATCTGCTTGGATGAAATTTGAAGGAACTTTGGGACAAATAAGAAAACTTGCTAAAAAGAAAGTTGGCAAAAAAGAAACAGCACTTGTTGGTGGTAAACAAGTAAGTGCTGAATATCAAGATTTAATTGAAAACTTAAGTCCAGAAGAATTACAAGATCCTAAAATATTAAAAAAGTATGGACTTCAAACTGATAAAAAAGGCAAGGTTACTGGTCTTGATGAAGCAAGAGTAAATGTTATAGAAAAAGGTTTGGTTGCTGGACAAACGGGTCAACAAGTAAATGACATTGTAAAAAATTTGCAAAAACAAAAAAATATTAATGAGGCTGTAAATAAATTAAGAGTGTCTGGAATGAGATATGAAGAGGCAATAAATTTTGTTAGTACTGAAGGAATTGCTATAGCAATTAACAAAGGAGAATTTACTAAAGAACAAGTAAAAAATCTTGTTAAACTTTCTGAAGAACAAAGAAAGGCTAATTTTGAACAAAAAAGATTTACAGATGTAGCACAATTAGATGCAGCAGAATCACAAAGTAAAACACTTCAAATGGCAAGAATGTATATTGAATTACAAGAAAAAATGATTGAGAATGAATACGTTAAAGAAAAAACTATACTAGACATGCAGGAAGGAAATAACGATTATGCTTTAGAATTAATTTCACGACAAGAAGAAAAGATTAATGAATCTTATGATAAACAAATTACTGCCCTTGAAGAAATTAACAGACTCAGAGAAAAAGAAAATGAGTTAACTTCTAAAAAAATGTCAATTGCTGCTGCGCTTTCAAGTGGAGACATGTCCGCTGCAGCAACGGCAATGCAAGACTATAGAGAAGCAAGAATTGCACAAAATGCAAGAACCAGAATGGAAGCATTACAAAAAGCAAAAGAAAATGCTATTAAGAGTGTAACTTCTCCAGACGGAAAATCTAGAACTGAACTAGAAAAATTAAATCAAGACATAGAGCAAAGACGTGTAGATATAGAAAATGAAATTAGAGAAAAGAAGATTGAATTAGATAAAATTACTCAAACAAAAATGAAACTAACAAGAGATCAAATTGATTCAGCAATTTCGACAATTAATCTTGCAATTGAAGCATTAGGTCCAGAGGCTGCAAAATCATATTTAAAAAATATTTTTACTGTTTTAGACGGAAATGCTGAAACAACCCGACAGACTGTTATAAAACTTAATGGAGATTTAGATACGTTTTTAGCAAAAATGGATAAAGCAAGAGAAAAAGCAGGAAAAGATCCACTTCTAGACAACATACCAACACCAACACCATTTACACCAACACCACCAGTTGGCACACCAACTGGAAGCGGATCACTAGTTACTACTCCACCTGCCTATAATGATGACGAAGGACTTTATGCTGGTTATAATCAAGATGCTGAGACTAAAGCAACAGAAGCCTTTCTTGCTGCAGAAAAGGCTAAACAAGATGCAATCGATGTAAGTTTAGGTAGATATTTTGCTGGAATTGACAAAAAAATGCCAGAATTAAAAAAACCTACAACATCAACTAAAAACCCAGTAACAGCAATCAATTATGGCAATTATTTACATCTTCCAATCTTTAAATCAATGGGTGGATTGATTCCTAAATATATGGCATCTGGTGGATTGGCTCGTGGAACTGATACTGTTCCCGCAATGCTTACTCCTGGAGAGTTTGTAATAAATAGAAAAGCAACTCAAGAGTTTGGTCCATTACTTAGTGCTATTAATTCCCCAACATTTAAAACTCCTGAAGCAATGTCCTCTATTAAAAATCTTAGTGGATCACAAACAGAAGTAAATAATTCCAAAACCCTGTATAATTATAACCTTAGCGTTAATGTTTCTAACAGTAATGCCAATCCAAATGATATTGCACGAACAGTTATCAATCAAATTAAACAAATTGATAATCAAAGAATTAGGAGTTTATAGTGGCTACCGCAGCATATATGAGTGGAAGAAAACGCTATTCTAGACCACAAGGAATTCTTTGGTCAGAAAATCCAGGAACTTTGCAAAGCGGAATGTACGTGCCAGAAGGATTTGAAATAGGATCATATACTACAGAGACTACCAATTTAAATCAATTTTTAATTTTATCCGATCACAATCGTGGTCCTCTTCAATTTAACTCACAAAGAATTGAGCAAAGACAAAGAATGATAAATGGTAATATGAGGTCTTTTCATATTGCTGATAAAAATACTTTAAGTGTGAGTTGGCAAAACCTTCCATCAAGATCTTATTATTCTATACCAAACTGGGCTACTACTGGAGGCAGTCCTGGAACAACCGCACAGTCCCCTGAATACACCGCTGATGGGGGTGCAGGCGGAGTAGAAATGCTAGACTGGTATGAAAACCACACGGGACCATTTTGGATGTTTCTAGCCTATGACAAATTTAATAACTATGCACAAGATGGAACCTCAGCACCATATACACATTTAGAACAATATAACCAAATTGTTCAAGTTTACGTTTCTGATTTTTCATATACTGTATCTAAACGTGGACAAAGCAATCATGATCTTTGGGATATTACGGTATCACTGGAAGAGGTTTAAATGTTTGTAAATACAACATTAAAAAACCATATAGAAACTTCTCCAACAATTCAAACTCGTGCAACAATATTAGCAGAGTGGAATATGAATGTTCCAGATAATATTTTTAAATTGGGCAACTATAGAAATAGAGATACAGCCAAGGCATCTTTGTCATTTGATAAGGACGATGTTGCAAACTTATATACAGGAGCAACAGATGCAGATATTGTAGTTGATAATGGGTATGACAATGAGGATGTTCCATCACTATTTTCTAAAACCAAAGAACAATATAATATGTTTTATTCGTTAGAGGATTGTGTTAAACCTTTTCGTCCAAGATCTGGAATCAACAAAGCCCTTTACATTCCAGGAAGACATTTTCATAATTTTAATACTAACCTAATTGAAAATCAAGAATCTGCAACTTTTGCTTATGATGGCAACGGAGCACTTATTTATGAATATGAAAAAGATTCTCAGGGAAACTTTGTATATGAAAAATATGCTAATGGTGTTGTAAAAAATGATTCAAACAATTTACCTATTAAAAAAATAAAAAATATTGTAGTTAATAATTCTATTAATGGAGTCAGTTCTTTTACACAAAGACCAAGATATTATATGGCATCAAGAGATGATCAATTTAAATATTGGACTTCTTATAGAACAGAAAAAGATAACGATGCAGCCTATGTTACAAAAGAACGAGGAATATCAAAGGCATCTGCAAATAATCAATATCCAATTGAAGATGCGTCACCATTTGTAGTATATAAAGAAAATGTTCCAGCCAACAGACTTATTGTTAAAATGCAAACACATGTTGGAACTAAAAATTTAGGTCCATTTAAAACAAACACAACAAGTATTTCAGATCCACTTTATGGAAACTCCAACAAGCAGGTTCCTATTAGTTGGAGAGTAGAATACTTATCTGGAAATTCGTGGGTATCAGCAAAAACTTTTAATGCTAATTCTTTAAGAGACGATGGAACACCAGTAATTAACGAAGACGGATACGTAGAGTTATCATATGGATTAATAACTCCAATTGAATATAAAACTAAATTTATTCATGTTGAAAAAATATCTTCTACAACATTATTGCCAACACGATCAATTGATGGGTATGCTTATTTACTTGTTACATCATCAACTGACAAAGGACTTTATTATATTTGGAACAACACAACAAAAGTTTATGAAACCTTTATTCCTGAATATGGATGGAAATTAACTAATTCAGACTTAACCAAAGAAACAAACTTTGTCACTGATTTTACATCACCAGAATATTTTATTAAAGATAACATTACTACATACCGTGAATTTCAATATGTTAGAGGAATAAGAATTGTTGCAGAAACAATGAATAAATTTGATGCAACATTTGATTTAATTGAAATGTCACCAAGATTAATTGCAGACATATCAGATAAAACCATTGACTACAAAGTAACCAAACAACTATCTGATCTTGGCTCAACATCATTGCCAGTGGGACAACTTTTAGCCTCAACTGGAAATATTTCAATATTTGATGATGACCAAGCATTTAACGAAAATAATACAAATAGTATTATTTCTAAATATGTTACAAAAAACATTAAGTTTAATTTTTATGAAACATTTTTAAATATATCTGAAAATGATTACAGTGTGCCAATCAAAACTTTATATTCAGAAGGTTTCCCACAAGCAGATGTAACTGGTGGAACTATATCTTTAGAGTTAAGAGATTTTTATTTTTATTTTGAATCAATGCTTGCTCCAAAACTTTTTCTTACAAACATATCAGTAAGTTATGCAATATCTATTTTATTAGATGCTATTGGATTTAGTAACTATGTTTATAAAAGAATAGAAGGAGAAATCGATCCAGTTATTCCATATTTTTTTGTGGGGCCAGATGAAAGTGTTGCACAAGTATTAAATGATTTAGCAGTATCAACACAAACAGCAATGTTCTTTGATGAATATAATAATTTTATTGCAATGAGTAAAAATTATTTAATGCCAGCAGCAGGACAAAGGTCAATAGACACCACATTAATTGGATCAAAAACAAATGATGTTGTAGTAGAGATAGATTCAAATTCAGAAGATGCAGGTGCATATACTAACGCTGCAGAAGAATTTTTTGATGGTGGTCTTTATAGTACTGAATATTGGGAAGATGAACTTGGTGGAAATAGTCCATCCCTTTCGGAAAATTCTGTGCAAATAATTAAAAATAAATTAATTACTGGTAAAAAACTTCCTAACATTATTGCAATTGCTTCTCAAGATAAAAAGATTTATAATGATGGAAAAATTAATTATACATCACGGTATATTGATAAAACCTATTCAGCAATAGGAGAAGAGACTATATCAAGTGCAGAAAATAAATTTTGGGTATATAAACCATCTCTCCTGTGGGAAATATCTAATTATGAAGAACTAAAGGGATCAAATCAAAAATCAAGTGGATTTACATTATCAGCACTTGCATTAAACTCGCCACTTGCAGGGGCAGCCCCAACTGTAGTTGCCAATCAATTAATAAATAACATTATTGATTTTGGAGAAAGTATTTATTTAATTTCAAGAAATCAAGGATATTTTTATGCTAATGGTGAAGTTATTAAATATGATGCAGTTCAATATTTTGTTGAGGGAATTGGAAACGTATGGATAAGTAGTGATTCTGAATACAAAAATTATTTAAATAAATTAAAATATAATGGCAAAATATATCCAAATGGAAAAGTTAGAATATACTCAGAGCCTTATTATGAAACGGTATCTGGAGTGACAAGAATGAAAAATGGTGCAGTAGCACAACATGGAAGGGCTCAGTTTGGAACAGTGATTGTTTCCCATAAAGCAGCCCTAGATCCATATTGGGTTAGCACTAGTAATCGTAGAGGTTGTTTAATGGACTCTAAATATTTATTTGGAGACACCACCTTTGAAGGAACTACTGTTGCTGGCTCTGCGGGTATTTCAAATACTGTTGCTAATTCAGCATTTGTTAATGGTGTAATTAAAAGATTTTTATCAGAGTATCAGTTAACAGAAACAGAAAGAGCATCTATACAGTCTATAGATCCTGCAAAAAATAAAGGATTGGTTCAATCATCAGCACTTGTTTTTAAAGGTAAAGACTTTATTGCAACAGATCCAAAACCAATTGATCACATATCCTATGTTTACAAAACACTAGACAAAGCAGTATTTAAACATTTTGGAACTAGAATACGTATTATTGGTGACATTGGCGGAGAATTAAAAACACAAAGTGGTAGTGTAATTTCTACTGCAGTTCCACTTTCTGGAATGACATATTATAAAAATAACTCTACTTCGCCAGAACAAAATGTTAACATATCTGGAAACTCTGGAGGACTTGCAGTTCTTCTTAATCCAGAAACTAATAATGGATATTACTTTGAAGTTATTGCATTAGATGGGGCAACTACAGATACTTCAAATATTATATTTTATAAAATTGAACAAGGTACTGGAGAAGCAAATGCTATTCCAACATTATTGTTTAATGCATTTAATGAACAAATTCAATATGACTCTGGAGATTTTGCTGGAATATCAAGAAAACATAATGAACAATATACAACAGTATATGATTTAGCAGTAGAGTATGAAGATTTAGCAAATAAAAATACAAGAAGATTTTATTTATATGTAAATGATGTTTTAATTGGTCAGGTTGATGATACTTCACCACTTCCCGTATATCAGAATACTGCTTTATTTATTAGAGGATCTTCTAAATGTATGTTTGAAAATTTTTATGCTTTAACCAACAATTACTCACAAAACTCTGGTTTTGTAATAAACAATCAAGTTGGAAAGGTTTTTTCATCAACACCAATTACTGCTAACCAATCATTAAAAAAATATGCAATGAGCGGAATTTTACAAGAAGCATACCTAACTGGTTTGAGTACTTTTACAACTCCAGTTTATAGTATTTATTTTGAAGAATTTGGAACTATTATGAGAGAGTGTTCATACATTAATGCTAAATTTGACAATGCATATCCAGCACTATACGCCAAAATGGTGAGTGCGCCAGACAAAGTAAAAGAATATACAATTTCTGGTTTCCAAGCAAATGCTTATGGAGCAGAATTTTTAATATTTAATGCAACAGACACTTTATTAGATGTAAGCACAACCACTTCAAACTTTTTAAAAATTCAAGGTATTGCATTTACAAGCGATAGCAGTAATGAACTTACAGTAGATGATTACTTTAAAAAGAAATCAAGTTTTTCAGATCCTGAACTTGTCGGAGATGTAGTGGTTTATTCTCCAAATATAGAAAAAGAAAAATACAATAATGTTAAATTAAGTAGAATGAATTATGGTAAAAGCGCTTTTTCTATAGATACAGATTATATACAAACTACAGAAGATGCAGAAAACTTAATGGGATGGCTAGTAGATAAATTAATGGTTCCAAGAAAAGCAATTGGATTAGAAATTTTTGCAAATACCACAATTCAACTTGGCGATATTGTTTCAATTGACTATAAGAATAATGACAACTTAGATCTTGTTACATCTTCTAGTTCACGTTTTGTTGTTTATAATATAGAATATTCAAGAGGATTAGATGGACCAAAAATGACTATATATTTGAGTGAGGTGTAATATGGGTTGGGAAGAAGAATTTTTAGATATGACCAATGACAAACAAGGAATGATGGCTTCTTCTCCTCAAAAAATAGAAAGTTGGCAACAAGAATTTTTAGATATGACAGCAGGAAAATCAACAGTTAGTCCAATACCGCCAACTTCAAGTTTACGAACAAACGTTGAATCTTCTGTAAAAAAACCAGTAAAAATTGCAACACCGCAATATGTTAATTTTCAAAATGATATAAATGCAGAAGACGCAGATTTTTTAAAGATGTTGTATTTTGAACAAATTAACGGCACTATGCTTTTGTCACTTACAAACAATGCAAATTTAAACACCGATAGCGTAAACTATCAACCAATTATTAATATGGCAGAAATACAAAAAGCCTTAGATCCAAAAGGTATTTTGGCTCTTCAAAACACATCTGACAAATATTTTTTAAATTTTCCTATAAAGTTAGAAACAAAGATTCCAAATAGTGGGAATGGGCCTGCGGGAACAAATGTTTATATTAATTTTTCAACTGGAAACTTAGTCATAGAAAGCATAAATTTAAACCCAGGAGAGAAAATTGAAATTGAAACGCTGCAAAATGGTACAATATATGAAACAGATCTTGGAGTTGATGAGTTATGATAACAAATAAAGGAAAAGAAATTATAGCAAAATACTTGCTTGGAACAACCCCTGCCTATGCATCGTATATGGCTTTTGGCTGTGGTCAAAAACCACTAGCAGATGGTGCTGGAGCCGTAGACTATTCAGAAAAAGAAGTATTAAATTTTGAAATGTTTAGGGTTCCAATTTCTTCAAGAGGGTATGTAAAAGAAGAGGGTGTTAACAAAATAGTATTTACTGCAGAACTTCCAACACAAGAAAGATATGAAATTACAGAAATAGGTCTTTACTCTGCAGGAGGAAATCCATCCGCTTCAGGATTTGATAGTAGAAGTTTATTATTGTTTACAGAAGAAGAGCAATGGAAGTATCTTGACACTACAGAAAAAGCAATTCCATCAATAAGTTCAGCACTTGATACAAATAATGACAACATTATTTCAACAACAGACAGTGTGTTTCAAGCAGCAGCAGATAATAGAATTTTCTACAAAGAATATAGAAATACAAAAAATGAAAGATGTAGATTTTTTAATAATATGCTTTTAGTAAAAGGAAATTACAGTGATATTAAAAATGTTACTAATGTTACAACAGGCCTATCTGGACAAAATTACATAATAAAAAATGGACTTAATATTGATTTATCTCAAAATTCATTATCAGATAAAATTAAAATTGCATTTTCTCTTGTAAACAAAGATGCTGCTGCAGCCCATTTAAAACCAGGTAGTTTAAAAATTGTTTTAGAGTTTATTAGTAATAACAAATATGCAAGATGTTTGGTTGATTTAGTTCAAGGATCAGGTGGAATTGATTTTGATACTAATAGATATTTTGTAGTTGAAAAAACATTACAAGATTTTGTTCAAGAAGAAGGCTTTTCTTGGGAATCTATTACCTCTGTTAAAATATACTCCTCTGTAGTAACTTCAGGAGCAGCAGTTGCAACACATTATATTGCTTTTGATGCAATTAGATTTGATAATATAAGTACTGTTAATCCTCTGTATGGACTAGTTGGATATTCTGTTATTAAAAATGCTAATGCAGAGCCAATTGAAAAATCTCCAAACACAAACAATTATGTTGAATTTAGAATGTCTTTAGATATTGGTAACGTTGTATAATGATAGTGACTTACAATGGATCTTTTCCTACATCAGGATCAGTTCCAGTAGATGCAACCAATTATAGCGTAGCAGCCACCATAACTATTCTTGGCAATACTGGAAATCTTATTAAAACTGGCTATAATTTTCTTGGATGGACAACTAATCCTCTCGGTTATGGAACTCTTTATGGCCCAGGACTAGCAAGTACTTATACAGCAGCAGCAGCAAATATAACTTTATATGCCAAATGGATTTCTAAAGATAAAAATATTAAAAAATCTTTATTATTAAAAAAAGATTTGCCACCAGTTAATGATTCTAATAAACACAGTATTAGATATAGAGTTGTTTCTGATGATCTTAACAGAGCCTCTGCATGGTCCCCAATTTATTATGTAGACGCAGAACCAATTGAAACAGTTGCTGCAACAGTAACTAAGATAGGTGTAACCACTGCTCCAGCAGGAAGTTTTTCAGTTACTTGGACAGACTCTGTAATGGTTTCTGAGCGCAGAACACCAGAAAAAGGAATGGTGTATATGGAAGTTATAGAATATATGCCTAAAAGATTAAAGTATGATATTTTTGTTAAAATTAATTCAGCAACTAATTATTCTTATCACGGTACTGCAATTGCAAGTCCTGATAAAGGATCTCAACCAGCAGTTATTACTTATACAATACCAAACACAGCAACTTCAACAATAAAAATTTTAATTCAGCCAGAGGGAATTTCTAAAATTGTAGTTCCAGCATTAAAGTTGTATGAATCTGGAACAATTACAATACCTTAAGTTAAATGATATAATGGAGGAATAATGGCAAAACTAACAGTACCACAAAGAGGGCAACCTTTAGATGTTTCTTATATGTATTCTTTGGTTGAAACAGTTAATCAACTAAGCGATATTGTTGGAACGACTCAAAATGTAACACAAATTGTAGCAAGCAATGGAAAAAGTAATACAGTTGCAACTGGAAGAGCAGGAATTGTTGGTATTACAACAAACGTAGCAAGTTCTAAAACTATTACTACCAGTGAAAATCAAATTCCATTTACAGTTAATTATAGTTTTCAGTATCCACCAATTGTAGTAGCAACTCCTTTTAACACAGGAAATACAGATGCTGGAAAAAATGTTACAGTGGTTATTACTCAAGTGTCAAACACTAGCGCTTCGTTTCTTGTAAGATTTGATACTACTGGAGTGGCAACTGTTGATGTTAATGTTCTTGCAATTGGAATACCAAATTAGTGAAGTGTGCAAGATGTGGCGGTATTGTTTTTGTTGATAGACAGTACAGTACAAAAGAACATATTGAAGTATACTGTGTAATTTGTGGTAAAAGAAAATTTTACCATCCACCAGACAGCAGCAAAGAGGGATCATGGATTCTACAACAGGAAATATTGAGGGCCAAAACTACAATCAGTCCGCTATAGTTTCAGGTAATAAAACTATTTGGTTTTTAAATAATGATTTAGTCAAGGTGCATCACAGAAACAGATCAGACGGAATTGTTGCGCTTTATAATATAAATAAAGACAGGATTGAAACTTGTTTTATTGCAGAATTTAAAAAGAAAAGAGAAAAGGCATATACTATTGGAGAAACTGCTATACTTATTAACAGACATAAAAAGTATATTCCTACTCTTATTAAACGTGGAACAATTCCAGCACCAATAGGATCTAGCATAGGTGGAAAGCGTGGCTGGCAGATAAGATGTTATTATTCAGAAAGTCACATAAGGGAAATAAGGGACATATTGGCATCAATTCATATTGGTCAACCAAGAAAAGATGGCCTTGTAACAAACAACATGACTCCTACTAAACAAGAGTTGACTAGGAGAATGGGCGATGGTATACTTACATATACGAGAACTGAAGATGGACGCTTCATTCCTATCTGGTCTGAATCTATCTAACTACTGAATGGATGTAAAATGGAAAACGATAACACTAAGGTTTCTGTAACTTTAGGCTATACACTTAATCTTGGAAACTTCCAATCATTAAGACTTGATCTTGGAGTTGTTGACTCTAAGAAAGATGGAGAGACAACTAACGAAGCAATGGAACGTGTTTACAAGTTTGTTGAAGATAAACTAACTGATAAAATTAACGAAGCCAAAGCAGAAATCTCTGAGTAATGCCAGACCGCAAAGACCGAATGGCTTTGCTTTCAAGGTATAGTAAATACCACAAAGAAAGATATGATGTAAAGCCATCAATGAATCTTAACGTTGAACAATGGGCAGCAGATGCTCTTATTCAGTCGTATGGAATTGAAGGATGTTACGATATTTTAGAATACTATTTTAAGGTTACTGAGAGTCCGTCTTGGAATACTTTTGCATACCAGGCAGAAAAAATTATTAAGGCTAAAAAAGATAAAGACGAAGATGATAGAGAACGTGCAGAAAGAAGATTGATGGCAAAGGAGTGGCTGAATGGCTAGCATTGAATCAAAGGTATTAAATGCAGTCTTAAAAGATAAACAGATTCACGTTTTGCTACAAGCAAATATTGATGGACTTTTACGAACACATTTAGATGTATGGACATTCATTAGAAAATATTTTGAGGCAAACAGTTCCGTTCCACCACTATCCTTAGTAATTGAAAAGTTTAGAGATTTCGAGGTAGTTGAAGATATTGGGGCAACAAAACATCACCTTTCAGAACTACAAGGAGACTACCTAAACGATAGTCTTAAAACAATATTACGATCTGCAGCAGGAGAAGTACAAAGTGGCAATTCAGTAGTTGCTTTAGACTCTCTGATTACTCAGACCTCAGAACTTAAAAAGAATACATCATCTGTTAGAGATATTGATGCTACTGATTTTGAGTCCGCTGCTGCATATTTTGATCACTTGCGTAAAATGGAAGAGGCTGGGATTACAGGTATTAAAACTGGCTTGCCAGGATTTGATAACTACCTTCCAAGTGGTATCGCTCCAGGCCAACTGGGAGTGTTTTTAGCCTATCCAGGCATTGGTAAGTCATGGCTTGCTCTTTATTTTGCGGTACAGGCATGGAAACAAGGCAAAACCCCATTAGTAATCAGCCTTGAAATGTCTGAGACAGAAGTTAGAAATCGTGTATTTACAATTATGGGCGAAGGTCTTTGGTCACACAGAAAAATTAGTCAGGGTCATGTTGAGCCAGAGATGTTTAAAACTTGGCACAAAGATAAAGTTACTGGAAAGAGTCCATTTCATATCATTTCAAATGATCAGGGTGGAGAGATTAGCCCGTCAGTTCTACGTGGAAAGATAGATCAATACCGTCCAGATTTTGTTATTGTTGACTACCTACAGTTAATGAGTCCAAACCAGAAGTCAGATAATGAAACAGTAAGAATGAAAAATCTTTCTCGTGAACTAAAACTAATGGCTATTGGAGAAGAAGTTCCTATTATTGCAATATCTTCTGCAACTCCAGATGATGTAAATGACCTTAGTAGTGTTCCAACACTTGGACAAACTGCCTGGTCAAGACAGATTGCCTATGATGCAGACTGGGTAATTGCACTTGGTAGAGCAACTAACAGCGATATTATTGAATGTGCCTTTAGAAAAAATAGAAATGGCTTTATGGGTGAGTTCCTAGTTCAAGTTGACTTTGACAAAGGTTATTATCGCTACAAGGATTATGAAGATAAGCAGTTATAATAAGATGTGTCAATTCATCATAAGCCTATAAAATGTTTTAAACTAGATGGCAACATCAAGGATGAGTCAGACATCTATAGACTAAAAGAAGAATATATTAGAATATTGTTAGTACAAATGAGAGAAAGTGCCTATGTTCCAAGAATTGACATAGACCCAGACTTTACGGTATACTACAATGAAAGCAAAAACTGGTTTGAATTTAAATTGACGGTATATGGAATCTACGTAGGGAAAAAGAATATTGAATGGATGATCGCAGCAGACGGGTACAATCCGATATATACACAGAAGACCAAATTAAAAGAGTTCTCATCGGCTCTGGAATCACAATACAATCAGAAGTAGATTCCGACTACATAATTTTCTGTCCATATCATAATAACAACAGGACTCCTGCTGGAGAAGTATCAAAAGAAAGTGGATTGTTCTTTTGTTTTGGATGCCAACAAGTGGCTAACCTACAAGAATTAGTAATGAAAATGAGCAACAGATCATATTTTGAAAGTTTGCGGTACATAAAAAGTAAAGAACAAGAATCTGATATTACTCAAATAGTAGCAAAACAACTATATACCCCACCAACATTTGTACAATATGATGAAGTTATTATTAAGAGACTGAACTCACAAGCAATTGAATCACCAAGAGCAATGAGATACTTTGATGGAAGACTTGTAACTAAGTCATCAGTTAGTAAGTTTAACCTAGGATATTCTGAGAAGCAGGATATGGTTACAATTCCAGTTCACTCTCCAGAAGGAATGGTAATTGGTTTTGTTGGCAGAAGTCTTGAAGGAAAAGATTTTAAGAATACTCCAGGACTTCCAAAGAGTAAAACATTATTTAATTTGCATAGAGTAAAAGCAAATGATAAAGTATATGTTGTTGAGTCATCATTTGATGCAATAAGATTGGATCAAGTTGGAATGCCAGCAGTGGCTACTCTTGGAGCAACTATTTCAAAAAGTCAAGTAGAGTTATTGGAAAAATATTTTAATGAGATTTATTTGATAGCAGATAATGATGAGGCTGGAAAGTCAATGTCTAAGAAAATGATTGATAAATTAAAATCGAGGGTATCAATAATACAATTAGACACCAAGTATAAAGATATCGGGGATATGCAAGATTCTGATATAATTAAGTTAAGTAATTCAATTGATAATTCTATACTAGAAATGTTGAGGTAGTCATGAGTGTAAAAAATGTATTTGATTCAATTAAGGAAGATTCAACAATTATTGATGTCTTTATGGAAAATCAAAAAAGATATATGATGATGCTTTCATTTGCACAAGAAGTCTTACGAGAGGCTTCATCATTGTCTCCACAAGATAGAGAAATTATTGCAGCATATACATCATATCTTAATGGATGTAGGTTTTGCTATGGATCCCATCGTCTTTTTGCAGAATCAATAAATTCTGAGATTGAGGTTTTAGATAGCGGTATTCAGTCTACTTCTAATAGACTGACCCCAATTTTTAATTTAGTAGAACAACTAACTAAACATCCATCAAGTATGACTAAAAAATTATATGATGAATGTTATGATGCTGGGTTTACACAAGAACAGGTCAAAGATGCTGTTGCAGTTTGTGCTGCATTTAATTTCTTTAATAGAATTGTTGAAGGTCATGGAGTTCAGGAAAATTCTCAATCTTGGGCACCTGCTGCAGAACAAATTAATAAAGTTGGTTATGATCAGAGATATTAAAAATGTTGTGGTTGTTGGCGGTGGAACTGCTGGATGTTTAAGTGCTCTTCTATTAAACAAAAGGTATCCAAAGTTAAAAATAACAATGGTGCGAAGTAAACAAATCGGAGTTCTTGGGCCTGGTGAAGGGTTAACAACAAACATACATAAAGTTTTTAAAGATTTAAAAATTGATGTTGAGGATGTAATTAAATATACAAATGCAACTATCAAAAATGGTGTTGTGTTTTCTGGATGGAACAAAGAAAACAAATCATGGTTTCATGGATTTAACAATCTTTTTGATAGTAATATTTTTTATAATAATGAAAATACCCTTAAACTTTGTAATATAGCAATGCAAGAGCATGGCAATTTAGACTCTATTAATTTAAATGCACAAATATCTTATAAAAATAAAACTCATTCAATTAATAATAAAAAAGAATACTCATTGCATTTAGATGCAAAATTGCTTGGAGATTTTTTAGAAAATGAGGTAGTTAAAAAAAATATAGAAATTATTGATGCTATTGTTGTTGACACTAAAACAAACAGTAATGACGACATTGTGGAATTATCACTAGACAATGGAACAAGCATTAGTCTAGATTTTTTAATTGATGCATCTGGATTTTCTAGATTATTTTTAGATAATGTTTATAATGTTGAGTGGGTTGACACATCTAAGTTTCTTCCAGCAACTTCAGCAATTGCCTGCAAACTTCCTTTAGATGGTAAAGAAGTTCCATATACACAAGCAATTGCAATGGATTATGGCTGGGCATGGAAAGTTGCACTACAAAATAGGTATGGTTGTGGATACGTTTATGACAATAAATATATTAATGAAGAAGATGCAATAAAAGAAGCCTATAAGTTTTTTGGAAAAGATCTAGAAATTATAAAAACTTTTAACTTTACTCCAGGTTATGCAAAAAAAATATTAATAAATAATTGTTTAGGTATAGGACTTTCTACATCATTCTTTGAACCAATGGAGGCTACTGCAATATCAGGAATGATTAATGCATTATATTTATTTTTAGATAATTATTTCTATAAATATATTAATAATACTATTGCTGATATGGAAATAGATTATTTTAATGATTTAAATGAACGAATGGCACAATCAATAACAACCTATCTATATATGCATTATGTTACAAACAAAACTAATACCAATTTTTGGTCAGAATTTTTACTAAAACATCCAATGCCAGAGTATGAATATTATAATATAAAAAGATTTATTGAAGATATGGAAACAAACAAAAAAGATCTTTCTTATATAATGCAACCACCTTCTTGGCTATTGTACAGTTGGATATCTTTGTATGCTGGAAATAGTTTTAAAGTTTCTAAAGATTCATTTGACAAAAATGAATTGGAAGAGTATACTAAAATAGTAGAAAAAATCAGTAATGCTGCAGAACAGTATGATGATTTTAAAATAACAATATAAAAAAGGAGAATAATATGAGCGTAGTAAAGGGACTAAAAAACATCAACGCCCTGCTCGACAAACCAAAATACGATGAAAACTCACCAAAGGTAAGATGGCTTAAACTTGCTGATGGACAATCAGTAAAGATTCGCTTTATTGAAGAACTAGATGAAGACTCTGCAAATTATAGTGCATCTCGTGGACTATCTCTAGTTGTTAAAGAGCATGTAAATCCAAAAGATTACAAGCGTAAAGCAGTAGACACTATGGATACAGAAGGTCGTGACTGGGCAGAAGAAATGCACCGTAAAGACCCAAAGGCTGGATGGCGTGGTCGTCTCCGCTTTTACTGTAACGTATTAGTTGATGATGGAATTGAAAAACCATACGTAGCCATTTGGTCTATGGGAATCAGTAAGCAATCATCTTTTAATACAATTCGTGAATATGCACTTGAGACTGGTAGCATTTCAAATGTTGTTTGGAAAATGAAACGTAATGGTCAGGGTACTGAAACAAATTACACAATGATTCCAGCAGCACCAGATAAAGAGCCATTTGACTGGACTGGTATTGAGCCATTCCAACTAGAACTTGCACTTCGCAAAGTTCCTTATGCAGAGCAAGAAGCCTTTTATCTAGGCTTTGACTCACCATCAACTACTTCATCAACCAACACAGATTGGTAGTATGAACTACGCAGGATTGCACGTACACACTCATTATTCCTTATTTGATGGAATTGCAACTCCAGAAGAATATTTAAGTCGTGCCGTAGATCTTAAAATGCCAGCCTTGGCAATAACAGATCACGGCACACTTTCAGGACACCGTGAGTTTTATCGTACAGCAAAATCCAAAGGCATTAAGCCAATTCTTGGGCTAGAAGGATACATGTGTGCAGACATATCTGATACAAGAGATAAGTCTGAAAGAGAAGGTCAGCAAGATCTTGTTTATAATCATATTATTCTTCTAGCAAAGAACCAACTTGGTTTAGAGAATTTAAATAAAATTAGTGAAGTTTCTTGGACCGATGGTTTTTTTAAGAAACCAAGATTTGATTTTGAGATACTTGAAAAATATCGTGAAGGAATTATTGTAACTTCTGCATGTCCAAGTAGTGTAATTGTAAAAGCATTAGAAGAAAATGAATTTGCCATTGCAAAGAAAAATATTAAATGGTTTAAGAATAATTTTGGTAATGATTATTATATTGAAGTAATGCCACACAATACCCCAGAAATAAATAAGGCTTTAATTGAACTTGCAGATGAATTTGACATTAAGGTTGTTGTAACTCCAGATTGCCACCATTCAGATACTTCACAAAAAGAAATTCAAGAGTTTAAGTTATTGATGAATACTCATGGCAAAGTTAATAAAGAAGCAACATATGAAAAGTCTAAAAAGAAAACCAATATGATGCAAAGACTTGACTACCTGTACGGAGAAGATCGTCAAATTACCTTTAATAAATTTGATATACATCTACTGTCATATGATGAAATTAAATTAGCAATGGAAAAACAGGGTATAGATAGACCAGACATATATTCAAATACATTGTTATTAGCAGATACAGTAGAAGACTATGATGTTCAAGATGGACTTGACCTACTTCCAGTTCAATATAAAAGTCCAGATAATGAATTAGAAAAAATTGCATTTGAGGGATTAGAACTTAAAGGATTACAAGATAATGAAGAATATGTTAATAGATTACGTGAAGAGTTAGAGATTGTTAAGAATAAAAAATTTGCACCATATTTTCTAGTTGTTCAAAGCATGATTGCTTGGGCAAAGAAGGAAGGAATTATGGTAGGTCCAGGTCGTGGATCGTCTGCTGGATCTTTAGTTTGTTTCACACTTGGAATCACTGACATTGATCCAATTAAATATGGACTTTTGTTTTTTCGATTTATTAATCCAGAACGAAATGATTTTCCAGATATTGATACAGATATTCAAGATACTCGTCGTGAAGAAGTAAAAGATTATTTGGTTAGACAGTATAGACACGTTGCATCTATCGCTACTTTCTTAGAGTTTAAAGGTAAAGGTGTTGTAAGAGATGTTGCTAGAGTTTTAAACATTCCTTTGTCTGATGTAAATAAAGCATTGAAACAAGTTGACACGTGGGAAGATTTTTGTTATTCAAAAACAACATTAGCATTTAGAGAAAAATATCCAGAAGTGGAAATTTATGGAGATCAATTAAGAGGACGTATTCGTGGAACTGGAATTCATGCTGCAGGAGTTGTGACAAGCAAGAATCCAATCTTTAGATATGCACCTTTAGAAACACGATCATCTCCAGGATCTGATGAAAGAATTCCAGTTGTTGGTGTTGATATGGAAGAAGCAGAAAGAATTGGATTAATTAAAATTGATGCACTTGGATTAAAAACTCTTAGTGTTATGCAAGATGCTATTGTAGAGATTGAAAAGAATCATTACAAGAAAATTAATTTATTAGAAATTGACCTAGAGGATCCTAAAGTTTATGAAATGATTTCAGATGGATATACTAAAGGAGTTTTCCAATGTGAGGCTGCACCATACACAAGCCTTTTAATTAAAATGGGTGTAAAAAATTTAAATGAACTTGCAGCATCAAATGCTCTTGTTCGTCCAGGAGCAATGAAT